AAGTGCCTGAAGCTCATAGCCAGCCCACCCGGGTCTCTTCGTTGCCCGTCCACTCGCCTGCGGGGTCCTCGGCGTAGTTGAAGCAGCCGCAGCGCCGGAAGTCGCGGTTGCGGACCGTGCAGGCCTGGATGCTCGCCCTCTGGACGCGGGCATCGAAGATAGCTGTAAAGTGCTCGTGGTCGCTCTGAAGGTGGCCGCACTGGCAGACGCCCTTGGTCACCGGATGCACCTGCGCTTGGTTGGTCGGCGGGAAGGCCTCCCGGATGATGGCGTCATGGTCGTCGTCGAGTAAGCCGTATTCGAAGATGAGGTCGATGAGTTGGCTCTTGGGCGCCTCGCGGGCCCAGTCGATGACGACCTCCAGTAAGTCATGGTGTGTCCAGGTTAGGAGGGCTTCATCGAGGGAGCGCTCGGGGAATCTTGAGAGCATAGGGCCTTTCTGTGCTGTTTCATACTGCGCAAGTCAAAGAGTATGTGGTATCCTTGGGTTCCAAGTCAATGTTTGGTAGCAGATAGGAGGTGTTCTTCGTGATACGTTCCCCCGTGCCCGTCGTGGATGTGGCGGCTGGGGTGGCCGCTCTGGTTATCGTGGGTCTCTCGGTGTTTCTTGTTTGGGGGCACTGAAGAGACCGGGGTTGGGCGCCTCCGCTGCGCGGACCGCGCTGTCGGGCTTCGCCCTCGGTCGCTTCGCGACACTCGCCGCTTCGCGGCTTCCATCGCTGGCGCGTTAGCCGCGCCGCAAACCGGGGGGCATGCCGCCCGGGAACCCAGCGCCGCGGGCCGCGGCGAGCTTGGCCTGCGTGTTCATCTCTTCCATGCGCTCTAACTGGGACTTCGCTTCGGTTTGGCCCATCGTCACGAGATGCGCGACCTCGTGGGTGTTGAGCCAGAAGACCGTGCCGTTGTTCGGGTTTTCGAGCGAGACGAAGTCAACTGCGCTTCGCAGGCACTCGTAGAGCATGACCATGCTCTCCGCCGTAACCGGCATTAGGATGCTCATGCCGTTCTTGAAGGCGATGCTCACGAAGGTGTGCGGCTCCGTCCGGGGGTCGACGATGTCACTCATGCGTTTTCCGCCATTTCATCGTAGGGGGTGGGCAATGCTGCCTTGCCGTCACTGTCAGACTCGACGGCCCAGTATGCATCGTGCCCGTTCACCTCGTCCGCCGGGTAGGGCGCCATCGGGGCGGCGCTCACCATCACCTCTGAGGCGATGCCCATGACCGTGGCGAGTTTGCCGCGGAGTTCCTCGACCTCCTCGCACTTCGTGGCGTAGCGCTTGAACCAGTAGTCGATGCGGTCGCAGCCGCGCTCGATTCTCTTTTGCATGAGGTGCCGCGTCCTGCGGTCGTACTCGCTCGCGCGCTGAAGCTGGCACACCTTATGACTCGCCTCGTCGAGTTCGGCCTCGACGCGCTTGACGTGTACGCAGCAACGGTGATTCGGCATCCAGAGTTTCCTTTCGAGCCGCCGAAAGACGGCCGCCACTTACAGGGGAGGCTCGACCACGAGAGACTCGACGCCCGCCGTAAAGCCCGCGGCGTAGGCGTCTTCGAGGTGCCGCGTGATGCGCTGCACGAGCGACGTGTAGCCCGTCACGTTGTCGGCGACTGCCTCGGCAACACGCTTGTAATCGGGATTAGCGGCCATAGGTCACCTGCAACTTCACGGGTCCTCCGATGTCGATAACCCAGCGCACGAACGGGACGAAGATTTTCTCGTTGTCCTCATTCTGGAGGCGCAGGCACCCTTCGGTGTCGGCCCAGCCCTGCTGCATCGCGAACGGGTCCACTAGCGCCGTCCCGCCCCCGTGGATGCCGATTCCCTGGCGGCCGTGCTTCGAGAAGTCGGCGCGCGGGTCGTCGGCGATGCCGGTGAACCAGCAGCCGTAAGCCGAGTCGTCGATGTTGTTCTGACGGACGCCGCCGTCTTCGAGACGGGTCGCGCAAGCCTGCGGGAGACCGACGAGATAGTTCGAGCCGGGCGGGCACTTGCAATACCTGCCGTAGACGTCCTGGCCCGCTTGCACGTGCGCATCGCCCACCCCAACGTCGCGGCACTGGATGACGTGCTTGAGCCCGTCGGTCGAACCGTAGCGCTCGGCACCGTGCAAAAAGAGCTTCATCGAGCGGTAAAAACCGTCGAAGACGATGGAGCCATAGAAGTCGCCGGTGATGCCGATACCGCCGATGGTCGGCGTGTCGAGCGTCGCAGTGCCCAGAGGTCAGAACCTTTCTTGGTCCCCAGAAGCGTACCGCTTCCGAGCCTGGCGAGTCAAGTTCCGAAAGTCCGCGAAGTAGGCCTGACGCAAGTCCGCGAGCGCGGCGTCGTACGCCCGCATGACCGTCGCGCAGACGTCCGGCGCAAGGCCAGTCTCATGCGAGACGCGCTTCAAGAGTTTCTTGCGCTCGTCGTCCGGCATACTTTAGCGGTTTCGCCACGCGAAGATGACGCCGAGCAACACGAAGGTGAGCAACAACAGGCTCCCCATGAGCAAACCTGCGGCGCCCTCGCTCACCGGCGGTCGCACCATGCGAAGAGGAAACCAAGCAACACGAGAGCGAGGGCGTACGCCGCCAAGGCAATTGACACAAAGGCCAGTTCACTCACGGCTTCACCTCGAACTGCGGGTCCCAGACGGTGATGCCCCGGCCGCCGTGCGTCACCGAGAAAGTGCGGCGTAGTCCGGCCTGACCGGCGCGATTCAGTTCGCACGAGCAGCGAAGGCAGTGGCCGCCCTGGGCATTCGTATGCTCCGCGCTCAGCAGGTGCGAGCACCCGCAGGCCCGGTCCTTTCGTTCGGACATGCCGCCATTGTAGCACGAAACCCTCGGTCTTTGTCTTTTGTTTGACTTATGGGAAGTCAGGGTACCCCGTAGCCAGTGGCCATATCAGCCACAACCCTGATAGGAGAGACTACCAAATGCAAACGACCATCGAAAGGCCCGTCGTCGGGTCGGTCGACGAGGAGCGGCTCGAAGTGCGCATGCTCCCCGTCAGTGATTTAGCCGTCGACCGCAAGTACCAGCGCATTCTCGACAAGAACTGGTGCAACAAGACCGCGCAACGCTGGCGCCCCGAACTCGCGCAAGCGCTCGAAGTGAGTGTCCGGCAAAGCGAGTCCTACGGCGAGCAGTTCTTCGTGATTGACGGACAGCATCGACTCGAAGCCGCAAAGATTCGCGGCATTCCGGCGTTGCCGTGCATCATCCATCGCGACCTCGCTTCGCAAGACGAGGCGACGCTCTTCGTGCAGTTGCAAAAGAACCGGCGACCGCTCGGAAGCATCGACTTGTTTTGGGCGATGTTTCACTCGAACGACCCGAGTGCCGTGCGCATCGCTGAGATATGCGAGAAGCACGGGTTCATCATCGCGCGCAAGCTCGGCGATAATGCCAACAACAAAATCGCCTGCGTCTCCGCACTCCAGCGCGTCTACCGCTACGGCGAAGGAACGCTCGAAGAGACGCTCTCGGTCTTGCGCGATACCTGGGATGGTCAGCACGATTCGCTCTTGCGAAACGTCGTGCAAGGTCTCGGGCGCTTCATCCAAGCGTTCGCGTTGCACGAAAACTACGCGCACGGCGCACTCGTCGACAAGCTGAAGGCCACGAGCGTTACGTCGCTCGCTGCTATCGGCGAAGGGAGGGCGCGTGATTTCAAACTCTCGGCACCGAACGGCTTTGCGCGCGCGGTCCTGGAGCAGTACAATCACCGGCGACAACATCGCAAGCTCCCACCGAGCTTCTTGATTGCCGACGACGCAGCGGCGTAACTGAAAAGGCCTCGGGTTACTCCGAGGCCTTTTTCTTGACCGTCTCGCGATGCGTGTAACAGAACTTTGAGTTCTTGCGCGCGCGCCACTTGCAGCCGGGATGCGCGCAGGTCACGCGATACCGGCTCGCTCGTACGCCCGGCGCAGCGCCTCCTTGTGAACGAACGCCTTCGCTCGGCCCTGCGCGAACGGAGAGCGCACGAAGTCGTCGCGCTTCAACCCGCGGGCCTCGATGAAGGCCCACGCATCCTCTTCGCCCACCGCGCCGTTGCCGCTCCAATGCCGACGGTTTGCTCGGGAAGTTCGCGAGACGAACCACGAGACGAACCAATCACCAGGGTCAACGCTCCGCGGCTCGGGTGCGTGATACGTCAACACGAGGTCGTAGGGCGTCTGCCCGTGCGCGATTTCGTAGTCGTTGAAGATGCGCGCTTCGCGGAGCTTCGCGAGGATGTCGCGGCGGAGCATGCCGCGTATCGACTTCGACTTCTTTTCCATCTCCCGCTCCTCAGTAGTCCGACGAGCCGTACGACGCGCCGCCGTAGCCGGAGTCATCGCTCTGGTCCTCGGTGTCCTCGGGTTCGTAGTCGTAGTTCATCATGCCACCTTCGTTGCGTAGAGTTTCCGGTTGAGTGTTTTGTGCTGGTCGCTTTGCTGCTGGCCCCACACCGTGTACACCACGTATCCCGTTCCCACCGCCATCACGAGGTCGAGCCCGGGAGCCACCTCGAACCGCACGAGCACCTGCGTCACCTTTTTGCCTTCGAGCCGCACTTCCACGAGTTCGCACTCGCCGAGCACGATTTGCTTCGGGAGGAGCGCCGTCAGGTTGCCGTACTTGTCGTCGGCCGCGGCTTCCCGCGCATGCTTCGTGTAGGTCAGAGTTCCCGGTGTCATCGGCAATTTGATTTTCGGAAGGAACACGTCTTTGTGAAATCTCTGTTCGCCCTGGTTCATCATCATTTCAACCTCCACTGATATGATATACCAGCGCGCTGGAAATGTCAACGACTAGGGCGCCCTAACGGTGTGCGCTACGTCACAGTGCGTCCTTGAAGGGCATGCGCACCTCGCCGGTCTCAGGGTCGGCACCGTCAGCCTCGGCGGCTCGGCGGTGCTCCTCCTGGACCTCGCGGGCGAACCAGGACCTGCGGCCGTCGAGCGCCTCGTACCACGTCAGATGCTCGCCGACGAACTCCATTTGGACCGAGCCTGTTTTACCGTCACGCACCTTACCGACGATGAGCGCGGCGCGCGTCGGCGGGATGACGTCGCCCGAGTCGTCTTTCTTGTCCGGGTCGTTGTCGGGGTTCGCTCGCCAGGGGAAGATGATGGTCGTCGCGTGACCCTCGGCATTCCCGCCGTCGCGTAAGTGGAACATGCTCGGCTTTTTGTCGGCCGCGGCCCGGTTCATGTGGAAAACGACGTGCATTGCGCACTTCAATTCGGCGCTGAGCGAGACGAGGTCCATGAGCACCGAGTCGAGCACTGCATGCTTGTTGCCCTTAACCCCGGCGTCCACAAGGTCGCCGATGAATCCGATGTGGTCGATGTGGATAGCTGAGACGCCGGTCCGCGTCGCGGCGAGACGCGCCGCGAGCTTGATTTCGTGAAGCGTCATCCGCGGCGAGCGGTCAAAGAACTGGATAGGGAGCGGTTCGAGATGCGCCTGCGCTCGGTCAAGGAATGTCCGCTCGGTGACGGTCAGCGAGTCGGCCATTCGGAACTTGCCGACCGGCACCCCGGAGACCATCGAGAGAATGCGCTCCGACGTCGCGGCCTCGCCCATTTCGAGCGCGAAGAAGAGCACCTTCCCGTGGCTCGCGCCATACTTGACGGCGTTGTAGTGGGCGAGATTGATTTGCGTGATGCTCTTGCCCATCCCGGGAGCCGCTGCCCATAGCACAAGCTCCCCCGGCTTAAAACCACCCGTCAGCCGGTCAAGCGACGGCCACGGGGTCATAAAGGGCTTCGACGTCCGTGGGTGGTCGATAGCGTATCGGACGCCACGCAGCACCTCGATGTGCTCGTGCCCCTCGATGCTCTTGCGGACCCCGGCTCCGCCGAGAACCTGCTGCGTGGCCCAATCCGCGAGCGCGGTGGAGTCGACGAACCGTTCGGTCATCGCCGCCTCGTGAAGCTGACGGCCGACCGCGGCGAGCCGCCGGGAAGCGGCCTTATCCGCCACGATGCGAGCGTAGTATTCCGCGGTCGTGCTCGTCGGGACGACGTCCATGAGGCTCGTCAGATATGCGATGCCCTCGGCTCCAAACTTCGGGTCCTTGCGCATCTCTTCGGCAACGGTGATTTTGTCGAGCGGCGCTCCGGCGTCAGCGAGCTTGCACATCACGAGCCAGAGCTTCTCGTGGCTCGGCGAGTAAAAGTCGCTCGGCTTGAGCAACGGCGCGACGACGTCCCACATCGAGCGGTCAATCATCACGCAGCCGAGGGTCGCCTGTTCAGCTTCGAGGGAGTGCGGCGGGATGTCGGTCATATTCCGGTGTCCCGGCTTTCGTAGGTTGCGACCGTGGTCGGTACGAGCGTCATGTCAGTGGTCCCTCCTGGTTTCTTGCGAGGCGGCAGGGCGAGCTTAACGAGTTCGTCCTGGATGATTTTGAGCATGTACGGCGCCTGTCCAAGTCGCTCTGAGGCGCTTGCGAAGGCGACGAGGATTTCGTCGTCGGTCCTCCCGAGCGCGGCAAGGTCGCGAGCGGCGGCCTTATTGCGCTGACCCCACTGGGTTCGGGTCATGCCTCGGCCGACGACGGTCTGCACCTTCGGCCAGAGAAGGGCGAGGATGTCCCGTGCTCGCTGCTCCGTCGGGTCCGGCAACTTCAGAACCGTCGGCTCGCGCTGCCTGGACGAAACGGCCAGGCTAGAGACGCTAGTCTCTAGCTCTATAGAAGACGAAGATGAAGTAGAAGACGAAGAGTTAACATTTGGCTTAACCGACGCTATAGGCGTCGCTAGTGGCGTCGCTAGTGGCACCGCTTCGGTTTCGCTAGTAGCGCCGCTAGTGGCGACGCTTCTTTTCCCTCGTGCGGCGGCGCCTTTCTTGCCGTTTTCGCTTTGGGCGCGCTTATAGGCGATTTGTTGGGCGCGCGTCTCTTCTTGGCGACGGTTGACCAAACGGGTGGCATCGCTTGGGTGTTCGATGAAGCACCGCTTAAGCGACGCCCATAGCGGTGCCATCTCTTCGCTAGTGGCGCCGACTAAGCGGGCGCAACGCTCGGCGTCGTTCGGTATCGAACCCTTTTTCCAAGAATGACAAAGAAGCCGGATATAAGCGCCGCTCTCGGCGAGGCTCATCTCGGCTTGGTCGGAGTCACTCAGGTAGTCACCGGCGTAGAATTGGAACGCGGGACCCCACTCCGTATCGGCACTTTCAGATGACAAAGGAACCTCTTTCTAGGCTCAACTCTTGCCACCGCGCTCGTCTCGTGGTAGACTGAAGTCGAGCGCTCTTTCCGCTCATTTCAAGAAAGCTCCCGGGCGGCGAACCCGGGAGCTTTACTGTATTCCGACCAAGGTCAACTCGTCAAGTGGCCGCTGGCTTTTCCTTACCGAGTCGCTCTCCAGCCGACTCAATGATGGCCGGGACGCTCGACGCGCGTAGCTCGCTCAGTTCATCGACACTCGTCACGCCGTAGGTGGTGAGCGTTGAGGCGAGCGCGGCGTCGGCAGTTGCTTTCCCGTAACGGTTCGAGACCGCCGAGTACGCCTTGCGGACCGCCTGCTTTTGGTCGGCCGTGATGGAGCCTTTATCACCGCTCAGGACGGGCGTCTTATCGGTGCGCGCCTTCGTGTTGCCCCCCGGCGTATCGCTCACCGCGATATTGAAGACCGCCTGAAGCGCCTGCTTCTTCGCGGCCGTCAGCGCTTTCTTGAAGTACGACGTCCCGCCGTAGTCGACGTCGATGCCGATGAAGTCGCCCATCGCCCGCTCGAAGCCCGTCTCGGTGTCGCCGAGCGTGAGGCGTAGGTTGATTTGCCCCTGCATAACCGCGGCGCCCTTCTGCGTCGAGCCCTCCAGCTTCGTCGCTTCGTGTTTTACGGGCGTGAAGATGATGGCGAGCCCGGCGTTTGACGCGGCCTCGTTCGCAGCTTCGACGATGTCCTCATCCTTGATGTACGCGAAGCCCTTGTCGTGGCGGCCTGTCGCGCCGAGCTTCCCGATGGAACGCTGGGCGAGGCTGAGCTTCGCGAAGAACTTCGCCTTGAGCGCGAGGGTCTTCTCGTTCTCCGCGACCATCTCGCGCAGGGCGGCCATCTCGGCCGGGACCTGGACCTGCGAGGGCGTGATGGGACGGGCCTGGAGGTCGCGCACCCCATTGCGGTAGATGTCGATGGCCTCCCCCGCTTGCGTGATGTCTTCGAGACCCGCGCTCATTCCGGCAACTCCGGCGCCCGGCGCTGCACGACGACCTCGATGGGACCGTCGACGTAGCGGAGCGCGCGCGACATGATTTCGGCGAGTGCGCCGCCGTACTTCTTGGCGTACTTTTTGAGTGCCGCGGCGTCGGTCTTGACTTGCGGCGGCGGCTGGACGACCGAGACCATCTCAGCCCGCTCGTGCGCCGGGATTTCCGTCAGGAACTCGATTTCCTTGAACGTGAACTCGTTCTTTTCGAGCTTCTTGCTCTGCTTGTACTCGATGACGTAGTCGACGCTCGGGAGCGCGGTCGCGTTCGCGGCCTGCATGCGCCGGTAGAGTTCGTGCTGGAGCGACTTCTTGTAGAGCGTCGCTTCGTCGATGGCCTTGCGCAGTGAGGCGATGCGCTCGTCCGAGTAGATGACCTCGTCGGCGATGTCCGCGAGCGGCATATGCTCGAAGATGACATCGACCTCGCCGAGTTCGACGGACTCTCCGGCCCGCGTGATGCTGAAGTGTTCGCCCGATTCGGCCGTGATGACCTGAGTATCCATCCTTGCTCCTAGAGTGAGGGCCCCCGTGATGAAGCGGGGGCCCTCGGTTGTGGAGGTAGCGGGGACGGCGGTTCGTGGCCACCGTCCCCCGGAACTGGCCCACCTGTGAGGAGAAGCCCTATTCCGTGCGCTGATTGTAGCGCGCTGCTTTGGGGAAGTCAAGGGGCCAGCGGAGGAAAGACAAGTCCACGGGTGAAGGTCAGTGACGTGGTCGATGACACGCTCTTTTCGCTCGTCGCGAGCGAGGGTGACCTCATCACGAAGCTGGACCTCCTACGGGCGCCCGGCTACATCGTGCGGACCGAGCTTTCCCGGCCCGGCACCCTCGAAACACGGACCATCCGCGTCGAGCAGCCCCTCGACCTCGCGCGAACCATCACCGTCCTCGACCGCTACTTATCCCACCAGCAAGTCCTCGAAGTCATGGACGGATTCTCAGGCCTCGGACCCGAGTTTGCAGCCGCAATCGCAGAACTCAAGCTCCAGAGGTACGGTCTTGTCAGAGCCAGCGGACCCTAAACGAAAGCCCCAGATTCGGTGGAAGCCCGAGTACGTCGAGTTCCTCCGCAACCAGTATCCCTACCATACGACCGTCGAACTCAGCGAGATGATGGCCGAGACTTTTGACGTGAAGGTCTCGCCTTCGGCTGTCGGGTTCGTGATTTGGAAATCTCGCATCCCCAAGAAGCCCGCGTGAGGGCTGGCGCTGAAGCCGCCGGAAAGCGACGCCGTGCCGAGGACAAGATGCGCGAGGCCGCCCGCGGCCGGGACGGCGAGCACTGCCAGATGGAGACAGCCTCCGGCTCTGCTTGGATGGTCTGCAAGCGCCGGGCGACCCAGGCAGCGCACGTCTACCGGCGCCGCGAGTGCGGCCGGGCAAAGTACGACCCCGACGTCGTCGTGATGGCTTGCGAGCCGTGCCACCGCTCCTACGACGACGACAGCCGCTACGATGTCCGGGTGCGCCCCGAGCACGAGGAGCGGGCCTGGGCGGCCATCATTAAGGCCTCCAAGGTACTGCCGCCCCGCCAGACGCTCACGGGCCAGCGGGCATGAGCTTCCGGCAACCCTGGGAAGAGCAGCTTCAGAACATCGTCGACCGGGCTCAGAGGGGAGAGCCGCTCTGTCACATCACCCACATCGGGATGACGTGCGCTGAGTTCGACGCCTATGTTGCAGAAAAGAACGGAGATGGTATCATTGGGCTCCTCGGTCGAAACCACTATACCGCTCAGCGTCCTGGTCAGTGAGGACGTCGCGGTCATCACCTTGCCGGTCGGCGACAAGTACCCGTCCCAGAACATGATTTTCGCGACCGGCGCACGGCGCGGGCCGAAGACGCGCGAGTACCTCGACCTCCGGCTCGCCGCGAAGACCGCCGGGGCAATTGTTGCCGCCCAGTGGGGAGCCATCAGTGTACCTTTGGGAATCAGTCTCACGCTCTACCAACAGAGCAACCGTTACCCTGACGCCTCGAATCTTGGAAAATGCGAACTCGACGGTCTTCAGGACGCTGGCCTCTTGGTCGACGATTCCCTGGTCCGACCAGCTACGTTTCACGTGGAGCCGGGGACGCCGGGGCCGCGGCGGATGGTCTTGGTTCTCACGCGCCCGGCGGGTGCTCTTCGGATAGGAGCTTCGAGTGGAACACAATCGGAACCTCAGTCACGCGCAGCCGGACGTCATCATGGCGTTCGGAAAACAGGAAGCCCTTCGGCATCTCAGCCCGCTGGCCGAAGAAAACGTGCCACCAAGGCCGCCGCGACCCGTGATGCGTTCGTTCACGACAAGCACCTCGCGGAATACCTCGCCGACAAGAAAGACGTCCTTCGCCGCATCGGTCGATAGATACCGGCTCGACGCCCTCGCGGTCCTCCGCATTTGGTGGCTCCAGTTCTCCTCGTGGGCGAACCGTTTCTGGTGGCGCGATGTGCGCGGCCGGTGCCCCGACTACGGGTGCCACCGCAAACTCATCCGCGCCTGGATGAAGCCCTACGGGTTTCCCGGCCGGACGTGCCCCCAGGACCATCACTTCTACCTCGAAGGAGCGCCCCGGTGGCACTGAAGCAGATTCCGGTCGGCCAGATAGAGCCGCACCCGAAGAACCCGAACTCGATGGCCCCGGACGCCTTTAAGAAGCTCCAACGCCACATCGAGCGCACGAGCTTCTACCCGCCGGTCATCGTCCGGCCGCTCGACGACGGCCGGTACCAGATGATAGACGGCTGGCACCGCTACCTCATCGTGCGCGACCACCTCAAGCGCGACAAGGTCGCAGCTATCGTGGCGGAGGTCTCCGAGACCGAAGCCGACATGATGCTCGCAACCCTGAACCGGCTCCACGGCGAGGACGACCCGCGGGCGCGCGCGGAACTCGTGAGCGACCTCCTCCAAGAATATGGCTCGGTCGTGGCCCTAGCGGACCTGCTCCCGGAGTCTCAGACCGAAATCAACACCATGCTCAAGAACCTAGAGAACGGGTTCGGCGGCGGCGATGAACCCGAGCCCGATGAGCCCGGCGAAAAGAAGAAGATGAAGCTCCAGTTCACCGCGGACCAGTGGCTGGTCATCGGTGAGGCGCTCTCTATCATCAAGCGACGTGCTGGCCTCGGAGAGAACGAAGTCGAACGGTGCTTCGAGTTCCTGGCGGCAGACTGGCTCGGCGGCCAAGAGCGCGTCGAGAGCCGCAACCTGAACTAGTAGGACCGGGCGCGCTTCGCCTCGTGCTCGTCCGGGAAGAGCTTCCGGTGCTGACGCTCGACGTAGTCACTGAAGAACTCGCGCTGCGTCACTCGCTTGCCCGTCTCTTCTTCCTTGGCGTCGAGCACCTCCGTGAGCATCTCCCACTGGCGCGCGCGCAAGTGGAGGCCGCGGCTGATGAGCCGTTCGTCCGGGGGGAGGGGCTTGCGGCCGGGTTGCAGCCGCTTCTTGCGGGGGGCCTTTGTGCTCATGCTCTCCATCGTACGGTCAGCGCGCTGGCTTGTCAACTGAAGAGGCCATCAGGAGGCAAGCTCGGCTTCGGGAAACGAAGCTCTGCGATTTCTTGGGAGAGCGGGCGGCCCGACGCAAGAGCACGGCGCTCCGCCTCACGTAGTATAGCTGGAGGGCAGTCTTCTCGGAGGGCGTCATAGTTTTCCGAGTTTTCGGCCATAGAGTGCAGCTATCGCCTTGTCGACGACGGCCCCCTGGGAAATGGGAGGGTCGTAGGCGTCACAGAGTTCCTGGACCCGCTTGAAGGTCTCGGGTAGGATGGTGAAGCTCCGCCGGTCCCGATGCGGGCCGTGGGCCCGGTGTTTGAAGGCCGGGAGGGACTTGCCGGTCTGAAGGAAGCGCTCGTACTCCTCGAACGCCTCGGTAAGAGACCGAAGCTCGACGCCGCGCTCGCGGAGGAGGGCCGCAAACGTGGTGTAGGTCCGCGCCCGGCCCGGCCACTGCAACCCCTCGGACCCCATGAACTGGAAGACGTCCACGACCGCAGCCGAGGGCCGCGGCCTCGTCATACGCCACTTCAGCCATTGGGTAAAGGTCGGCCGTTCGACCGTTTCTGTCATCATGCTCCCTAGTTTACCACGGGTGGCAATACCCGTTGACATTTACAGCGCGCTGGTGTATAGTCGTGGCATGATGGAAAGAAACTTTTCGGAAGTAATCCTCGACATAGCGCGTGTCTACGGCGAGCTTTCGCCGGAAAACCTCTACCGCGACGGTGAAGCCTCGCCCGCGGAGGTCGCTCGCGAGCGAGCGCGCCTCACCGAGAAGCTCGAAGCGCTCTTCGCTGAGAGAGGCAGCCCGCTCGAAGAGAACGAGGCATACGAGTTTGCCGCCCGTATCAGAAAGAGGCCCGAATGGAGCGCCGCTGACCGACTTTCGTGCGAAAGGTTCGAGCCGGGGAACCCCATCGCTCGCGGCAAGTCGCACGAGATGGCCGACGTCGGCCCTTACGAAGAGCCGCACTGCATCTTCTGCGGCTGGCAGCGTGACGAAGATGACTACTCGCTGACGGGGTATCGCGGATGATAGAGTTCAACTACGAGCAAGAAGTGTTCAAGGCCGCCGAGGTCATCTACCGCCAAATGGGCTACACGTCCATCGTCGACGTCGGCGCCATCCTCACGGCGCGCGCCTTCCAAGAGGGCGGACGCCCGGGCTCGGCGGCGGGAGACATGCTCCAGAACGTCAGCATGGCGCTGCGCGTCATCGGGGAAGGCGAACTCGCCGACTCGGTCGACAAGCTCGGCAGCGACTACCGGCTGGCCGTGGCCACCGCGGTCATCGCGCGCGGCGCACAGGCGGTCGATGGCGCAGCCTAGCCTCTTTGAAGCCGAGCGGCTCAAGCAGGACGGCATGGCCCGCGCCGACGCGAACGCGGACGACCGCTGGCGCCTGACGACCGATAGCATCATCCGAGTCCTTGCGGCCCGTAAGCCGGTCTTCACGACCGACGACGTCCATGAGGCCCTCGCGACCACGGGAGCCACCACGCACGACAACCGGGCCATCGGCGCGCGCATGCAAAGCGCCGCGCGACAGGGCCTCATCGAGATAACCGACCGCGTCCAAAAATCAGAGCGACCGGCCTGCCATCGCAGACCAGTCGCTATTTGGCGTTCGCTCGTGTACGTGAAGCGCTAGGTCAGAACGGTATTTCGTCGTCGAACCCGGTGTCGCCCTCGAACTCGCTCGTCTGCGTGATACCGGCGCCGCGCTGCTCTCCGTACGCGCCGCCGCTATTCTCGGCCTTCTCGACGAAGCTGAAGTCGTTGATGACCAGTTCCGTCGCCTTGCGCTTCTCGCCGTTCTTGTTTTCGTACGCACGGATGACGAGACGGCCGGTGACGGCGATTTTCTTGCCTTTTTTGAAATACTGGTTGATGACCTCGCCCTTTTTCTCCCAGGCGATGCAGTCGAGGAAGAGCGTATCGTCGCCCTTCGAGGTCTTGTGGTTGACCGCGATGGCGAACTTCACGACGGCCTTCGCGCCCCCCATCACGTATGTTATCTCAGGGTCGCGGGTGAGGTTGCCGACGAAACTACAGACGTTCAATTTGTGCTTGCCTTTCAGGCGGTAGGTAGAAAGACGGAGGACCCGCCCTTTCAGGCGAGGCCCTCCATTGTGACTGGCTTGCGCCGCATCCAACCTCATTGTACCGCGGTGCGCGGGGCTAAGGCAAGCCCTTCCCGCCCGCGTCCTTGTAGCCCTGACGCGCGCGGTAGGCCGGGCCGAGAATCGAGCCGCCGACGATGCTCCACCAGTTCAGTTGACAGAAGTTCAGGAAGCCGCCGAAGCTCTGGTCCGCGACGTGCGGCGGCGAGGTCGTCCAGAACCCGTAGGCCATGATGAAGACCGACTGCGCCGTGAGGCTCAGGGACTCGACGGCCTTCCAGACCGCGTTGCATACCGACGGCGGTAGGCGCTGCCAGTAACTGTCGACGAGCGGGGCAAGGCGCGAAAGCCCGTAGAGCCAGATGCCGAGCGCGGCCGTGACAGCGGAAAAGACAAGTAGACCGTGCTCGAAGTGCGACATGGGGCTCCCCTCACGCCGTCTTCTTCCGTCCCTTCGAGGAGCGGTCCTCGGCCAGTATCATGCCCCCGTAGTGAGCGGCCCAGTCCTTGCCGCAGTCCCGGCAGAAGAAGTTTGTGGGGGCTGGTCTCCCGGCTTCGCGCGCAGCGCGTATCTCGTCGCTCGGCGAGCCGATGAAGAAGCACTCCGTCGTGCGCTCAGCCACGTCGCAATAAGCGTCGCCACAACGCCAGCACGGCTGGCGGGATGTTCACGGGTTGTTCCACGGCTTCTAGTGTAGCAGAAAACCCACAAGGTCGCGCATCACGTAGAGCATCCAGCCGTCGAAGAGGCCAACCGCGACGAGCACCGTGAAGAGCGCGCGCTCGAACTCTACTTCAGCCATGCCGGTTTCGCGAGGCTCGTCAACGTCCGCAAATGGTCCATCCACTCATAGAGCAAGTCGCCCGGGCACGAGGTCCCGTACAGTTGAGCCGCAGTTATGTGGTCGATACCTTCGGTCACCATGTAGTAGGTCTCGACGTCGCGATGGCCGATGAGGAAGCGGGCGCCGAGCCCGTGCTCGCGCGCGAGATGGACTTGTTGCGCGACAAGGGCGAGCGCCGAGTCCACGACTTCGTCTTCGGTGACGCCGTCGTTTGGTTGATAGTTCCCCGCGATGCAGATAGCGTAGCCTTGCGGGTTGAGGCCTTCCTGAGCCGCGGGAACGCAGTTCATCGGGCGGCCTTGCTGGATTTCCCAGGTGTGCGAAATCGGGTTCAGCCGCACGTACGCATTGTAGCCGATGGTCAAGAAGGGCTCACTCTCGGCGATTTGCGTCGCGTCCCACGTTTGGGGAGCGACCGAGTGGTGGATAACCACGTAGGACACGGTCGAGGGGTCGCGCTTGTCGAGTTGTGCGAGGACGTCCGGCGGTATCTGCATGGCCCCTATTATATCACGTCTGGAAAATGACGATGAAGTTGAACGGGATGTTCGCGACGGGCTGCGGCGGCGCATCGTGGTACTCGCACGAACGAATCGTGACCGAGTTGCTGCCGAGGCCCGTGACCGTGCGGAAGCCGACCGCGTGAGCGTTCGTAGGGTCGTAGGAAATCGCCTGAATCGCCTGGATGACGTAGCCGCTCGGGAGCGTCAGCGTGAAGTTCCCGCTTCCGTCCGTCGTGCCTTGGCCGTAACCGATGCGCCCGCCGACGACCGGAGTGCCCGCGGCGTTCGTGACCACCTTCACCGAGAGGTCGGTGACCGGGCCGTTGTCGTCGGCCACGGTGACGGAGCCATCGACGCTCGTGATACCCTGGATGGCCGTGACGTTTCCGGTCAGCGCGTTGACTGACGTGACGCCGTAATTCGAGAGCAGGATGCCGTACGTTCCGTAGGGCTCGATACCGATAGCGCCGTCGAGGTTGTTGAGCGTCACGGGGCCGGTCTTGCTGTTGAGGCTCGTCACGCCGCCCGGCGTCACGTAGGAGTTGATGACCGTTTCGAGCGTCGGTAACTCCATCGTGATGTCTTGCGACTGGAGCGGACCTTGGCCCGCGGTCGGGACGTTCAGCTTCGCGACCTCGACGAAGCCGCTCGGCACCGCGGGCGGCGTGGTCGGGCTCGACCCTTGCACGTACTGCCAGGTGGCGTTGAACTGAATCTGATAGCAGGTCGTCGGAACGATGGAGCCGTCCGGCTGGCGCACGGAGCGCGTGAACGAGTAGACGAGCACCTCGTTCGGCTGCGCGCAAATGAGGTCGATGCGGAACGAGCCGCTTGAGTTCGCCGGGACGCTGAAGCTCGCCGGAGTCACCTCGGGGCACCAACGCCCGAGCAGGTAAGCCGACTGGTTGCCGAGCGTCGAGCCGCCACAGAAAACGGTTCCGGCGCCGTTCGTCGTGACGGTCAACGGCTGGCCGGTCGAGTTGAAGCTCAGTTCGCCGAGGAGGTCGCGCGCCTGGAGACCGATGGCATCCATGACGGTCTCTTGCAATTCCAGCATATCGGCGTAGCCGACAAGCTCGCCCATAACCCAGGAATTGAAGTGGTTGCTCAGGGCGCCCATGCGAAGCTCCTCACGTTATGATGGTCACGACGTACTTGTAGACCGGCTGCGTTCCGGCCGCCTTAATGGCGTAGACGACCGCTTCGAGGCCGGGGTCAATGCCGCCCGTCGCGTAGGTCGTCCCGGCCGTCCAAAGGTACGTGTTGTAGTCAAGGTAGGCATAGTCCAGGAAGAAGATGTCGTCCTCTGAGACCTGCGACGTCACCTGAACCACGAACTGGAGAATCAGGATGGTCTCGCCCGCGGCGGCGTCGGCCGCGCACGAAGTCGGGTCCGAGAGTAGGTCGTAGACGTAGGCCACGGGGGCCACGCCACCGTCCACCGAGGCGAGCGAGTTCAGGTACTTCTGGACCGCCGTTTGGATGGCGCCGAGGGTCAGCTTGCCCGAATCGAGCGCGTCGAGGATGCGGATGCGGTACGCGGAGTCCGGCTCGCCCGGCAGGCGCTGGACGCCGTACAGGACGCCGCTCGCGTCCAGGTAGATGCCCGTCGCCGTCTGGATGGTCGTTTGGACCTTGAAGGCGTTGACGGCCGACACGTAGTTCGTGATGGCCCCGGCGAGCGCTTCGATGACGGCATGGAGCGGCCCAAGCCCGGTCGGCGCGTACTCCGTCGGCGTCACGTCGAAGTTGTACGGATTGGCGGGGAAATACTGGGTCAGCGGATTCGCCGGGTCGACGCTCACGGCAGTGCGACGCCCGTTCCGGTCACCGTGACCGAGGCGAGGTTGGCGCAGCGCGGCGTCTGGGTCGCGCTCGGGAAGAGGTCCGCGTTTGCCCCGTTGATGACGACCGAGCCGACCGCCACGTTCCAGACGCCCTGGACCGTGAAGACCTGGGCGATGAGTTCGGCGATGGTGACCGGGTTGCCGATGGGCAGCGCGTTGACGTAGTTGTAAATGGCAAGCTCGACCGCGGTCTGAATCGCCGCCGGGGTCGTTTCCGTCGAGGCGTACCCCGTGTCATAGGTGTACCCGAGCGCAATCGTGACCGGCAAGAGAATCGACCCCACGACGTTCACTTGAACGCCCGCGGCGCGGTAGAGGCCCGAGTTCAGGGCTGCCTGGAGGGCCGCAATCTCGGCATGGTTCGGGTTCGTCGGATTGCCGATGTCGCCCGTCCCGTCGTCGACGTAAAGCTGGACGCAGCCAAGCTGGAAATCGCCCGCGGGATTCGTGAGGTCGACGACCGTGGCTGACGCGATGCCGGGGAACGAGAGGGCCGCCTCGATGAGCGCCGCGGCCGTACACTGGGAGGCATTCGGGACCGCGGCGAGCGCGCGCGTCCGCAGGCTCGTGTCGGATTCCGTGTTCGCGCCGCCGCCGATGGAGAGCGGGTTCGTGACGAACGTGCCGCCCGGCCCGGAGAGGACTTGGTTGATAGCCCCGGCCGCCACGTTGCCGAGGGTGCCGGTGTTGACCGCCTCGACCGCGACGGAGTTCGACTGGGTCTGGCCGGAGGGGATGGTACCGGTGGTCGTCGTGGCGTAGACGATGGGCGAGCCGCTCGGGTCCGCCGGTTCTGCGCCGACGAGCGTCCCGATGGGGATGATGGTCGGTGAGCCGCCGGAGACGGCAATCGAGAACGTCACCTGGCCGGTCGCGGCCACCGCTGCCTTGCGGTAGACGCCGACGTCAGCCGCTTTGTTATCTAAATCGGAGCCGGTAGCCGATAAAATGTATGCCGCGGCCTGGACGGACGTGAGAAGCTGGTAGGCGCCCTGGACGGTCACGCCCGGGTACGAGGAGGCATCGGAGCCGAGATTGAGCGCCTCGGCTTCGAGGAGGGTCTCGGTCACGCCGCCCGCGTTGAAGTTGGTCAAGAGCGACTGGAGCGACTCGACCGTGCTCTGAAGCGAGGCCAGGACGTCGGCCGTCGTCGGGTAGGTGGGCAGTACAATCGACACGAGCGGCTCCTGCTACTGGAAGTACGGCACGACGAGATTCGCCTTGAGGGCGTCTTCCGAACCGATGGCCATAACGGTGTAGCTGATAATCCACGAATCGTACGTGGCTTGGGTGACTTCGACGCTCAAGACCTGAGCCACTCGCGGCTCGGCGAGCAGCATGTCAATGACGTCCGTGCGCAAGAGTTCGGCCTGGGCCTGCGAGTTCGCCACGCCCGAGCCGATGATTTTGCCCTTCTCGAAGCCGTAGCTCGGATGGACGGGAAGCTCGCCGAAGGAGGTGCGGATGCGGATGGAGAGGTCCTGGGCCAAGAGATTGAGCCCGTTGATGCACAGGAGGTCGCCGTTCGGCCCGACGCGCCCTTCGAGGATGGTCGGGTCGAGGAAGACGTCCGAGCCGAGAATCGGGTACGGCCCGAGCGCCGCCGAGCCCGGCGTAAAGGGCCCTGGCTGAATCTGGTTCGGGTTGTCCATCGTGATGGTCGCGACGTTGGAGGGCCCTGAGACGTAGCCCATCGTGTCGACCGCGACGGCCACGTACCACTTCTGGACGCCGAAGGTCGGGTTGCGGTCCTGGAGGTCGTTGACGAGCACGACGGTCGAGAGCGGCTCCGCGTCCGTCTGGAGGTCAAAGGGGCCGGTCGGCGTCTCGCCGCGGTAGAGGAGGAGCGAGGCGACCGGGAAGCTGCCCGTCACCGGGTTCTGCTCGACTCCGCACACCACGGCCGTGTCGGTCTGCGAGATGCTGAGAATGATGGGAGGGTTCGGGGGCATCGTGTCCGAGACGGTCGGGCAGACGAGCGTAACCGGCACCGTCACGGACGGCGCGGTAACAATCGTCAGGTCGGTCGTCTGAGTCAGCGGCACTATTCGGACTCCACGAAGCCCACGTAGTAAGTCCCGAGCTTGGCGTCGGGGATGAGGGTAGCTTGCCCACTAGAGGTTACGCCGGGCGGGTCCATTGTCCCGGCCGACGTCGTGAACGTGCCGGTCGGAATCGTGACCGAGCCATCCTCGTGCATGTAGATGATTTTGTAGACCTGGGTCTCATTGTAGGGCAGCGTCGCGTCCGGCGGGATGAGGATGAGGCCCTTGAACGAGATGGACAAGTGGGCATTCCGCGAGACGATGCCCTTCGACTTGATGGTGAGCTTCGCGCCGAGATTGGCGTGGGGGTGGAAGATGGTCAGCGAGGCTGTGAGACTCGGGCGCCCCTTCGCCGTGATGGTCAGCTTGGCCGGGATGTCTTGTTGAGCGAGCAGCGCGAGAATCGAGAGCGAGGCGTTGAGGCTCGGGTGCCCCTTTGCGCGGATGACGAGGTTCGCGTTCCGTTGGAGCGTAACGCGGTCGACAATCGTGAGCGAGGGGTTGAGGCGCTTCGTCGCGATGCCGTTGACGAGCGAGAGGCTCGCGTTGAGCGCGTCCGTGGCTTTTCGCGAAATCGTCAGGTCGGCCGGAAGATGGTTCGTGACCGGCAGCTTAATCGTGAGGTGCGCGGTCAGTTGGCCGGTCTTATCCGCGACGATGGTCAGGAGGGCGGCGAGTTGCGAGGTTGCCTTCGCCTTAATCGTGAGACTCGCGCCAAGTTGAAGCGACGTCGCAGTGCCGCCGCCCGTTTCGGGCGCGACAACAGACAGCGTCGTGACACCGCTCTCAAGGAGCAGTTGCTGGCTTTTGTTCTCTAGTGCGAGAGGGAGCGTTACCGTCGACACGGTCCTGCCCCTACGGCAGCGCTCTCCAGGCGTTTGCTATTTGCAGCCACTGCGCTTGCGTCCAGCACGTTGAAGCAGCGACGGCGATTTTCCCGAAGAGGCCCGACCCGTAATACGAGTTCGGAATATCCCACCCGAAGTAGATGTAGCCGTTGGTCGACTTAACGTACCCAGCGCCTGGAGCGTTGATTTGGAAGCAGAACATGCCGTTGACGTAAAACGACATAAGACCGTAGCCGCTGCCGCCGGTCGTCTTGAACGAAACTCCATAGAGAGCGCGGGTCGGGAAGCCACTACTACTCATGCCGCCGCCCGTGCTGCCCGCGAACGTCCCTTGAAGGGTCGCCTGGTAAAGATACCAGAGAAAGCCGTTGTTACTGCTGTCGCGGGTGCTGAAAATTGTATAGAGCGTGTTCGGCTGCGCGTGCGAAATCTCGTAGACGCACATTATCGAAAACGCGGTCGCGCTCGTCGTCGTGTCGGGAATCTCGATGTACGACGTCGAGCCGGTGCCCGACGAGCTATTCGAGAGGTAGGGGCACGGCTCGTTGTCGTACGTGAGCGGCTGCGCGGCAAGCACGAGATTGCTCGTATTCTCGTAGGTTCCATTACTGGAGCCGACGGTATCGGTGACCGTTGTGCCGGTCGTCTCGTTGCACGGGTAGTAGTGCGAAATGCCCGTAAACGACTCCATGAAGGTGTCGAAGTTGTTGCTGCTGCCACCGCCAGCCGCCAAGACCTCAGTGATAGTCGATTGGTAGCTCTGGCCGCCGCTCACCACGTAGAGCAAGTCGGTCCCCGTCGGAGACGCATGCGACGGCAGCGACGAGAGCGGGGCAGACGCGAACGTCACGTAGGCACCGGAGGCCATCGTGTTGCCCGCGGACCCGGCCAAAAGCTCTAGCGTCGTCAGTGAGAAACTCGTGCCGGTCGAAATTGAGGCGACCTGCATGACGGCCGCATGCGTCCCGTCGTAGACGGTTACGACGGAGTTTTGGGGCGTCTGGCTCGTGTCCGTGACGGAGACCGACACGGATGAGCTTACGGCCGGAATCGTAAAGGACGCCGTCGTGGTCACTGACATGAAATCGCCTCCAGGAGCGCTCTTCGGGGGCTACGGTCCTGAGTCTTCCGCATCAGGGAACCTCGTAGAAGGTGACGGTGAACGGGCCGATAGTGTCCTCGTAGGGCGTCAGGACAGCTTGCCCGGATGAGGTAACCCCCGGTGGGTCCATCGTTCCGGCCGTGCTGACGAAAACGCCCCGCGGAATAGAACTGAAGCCGGTTCCGTACTGCTTGCGCACCTTGTAGAGCAAGGTCTGATTGAAGGGCAGCGTCGCGTCCGGCGGGATGAGCACAAGCTGCGCCGGGTCGATGCGCAAATGCGCGTTGAGCCGGTTGACGTTCGGCGACGGCGGCACGAGCGCGAGGAACGTCAACCCGAAGGACGGGTAGTTGACCTCAAAATCAAACGGGCCAATGGGGGTGAGGTCCGGCGTCGGCGGCCCGTAGTAGGTCAGGACGTTTTGGAGATTGATGACGACCGGGGTATCGGTTGTCGGCGTGTAGCCCGCGGGCGCCTCAATTATTTGGGCGTTATTCGGTATCCACGCCATGCCGGAAAACGGCAAGCTCTCGGGGGCAAGCGGCGTGAAGGGGCCAGGTGTCGGGAACACGTACGTCGGCGAGCCGTACGTCAGAACTTGGTACTGGAACTCGTCGATGTACCCGGCATCCGCAATTTCAAAGAGCGAGATATTGAACTGGTCCTGATACTGCTCGTTGTAAATGCTGAAGTAGTAGCCCGCAACATGCGACTCGGTGATGACCGAGGCGAAGCAGGCCGCTTGGATAAAGTAGGGGTCGAAGCCGACGACCGAATACTGCTCGCCAACCTGCGACCAGCCATCGGGCGCGATGAACGGCTCCGGGCCTGAACCGCCGCCGCCGAACATGAAGGCGAGCAGCGTGTTGCCGACGGTCGTGTCTTCGTCGAAGAAGCAGCCCGCGAAATCGACGGCCTCTTCGGCTCCGTTCGCAAACTGAACGATGGATGGGGTTGCCACGCTAGAACTCCGCGGTCGTGAAGCTCACCACGACCGTTCCCGTCTCACCGTTCGGCGAGAAGACGCCGCTCGCCGGGTCGATGGTCCCGACGTCGCCCGAGATGCTCCAGGTCCCCTGTGGGTTCTCGATGATGGTGCCGTTCGAGCCGGTCAGAATCGCGTGAAACGTGATGGGCACGTAGCCGTTCGAGGTCGAGTTCGCAGGCACGATGGCGAGCGTGTAGCCCACCTTCTGCGCGTACTCGACCGCGAGTTGCGAGACGCGCGCGCGCAGCGACTGGTTCGACTGCGCGTATTCAACCGCAAGCTGAGAGACCTTCGCCTTGACGGCGGTCCCGGCGGTCTGCGCGTACTCGACCGCAAGCTGCGAGACACGCGCATCGGCCGTGACGAGAATCGAAAGCGATGCACCGAGTTGCGCGGTAGTCTTCGACTTAATCGCAAGGGACGCGCCAAGGTCATCCGTCCCGAGCGCGGAGATGGTGAGCGTCGCGGTCGTGGTAATCGAGGTCGACGTTGGCATCCGGCGACCCTAGACGGTGACCTTGATTGCGCCCTGTATGGCGGAGAGGTCGGTCGCGACCCACGGCTCGCCCGTGAGTGGATTCGTGTCGAAGTTCTGAACCGCGTACGAGTAGCTCGACCCGAGCGCGACGTTGCTGCCGAACGATTCGCTCGTCCCGTTGCCGACGCCGAGTGCGACGGAACGCGAGCCGCTCGCATCCCTGCGGGCATAGGCCGAGACCTGCACGGCCACGACCTGGTTCACGGTGTTGGGAATGGCACCGAGGACGTAGCAGTCTTCGAGGCCAGTCGTGTTCGCCGAGTTGTAGCTCGTGTCGCCGTCCGGCGGAACGTCGTCGACCTCGGACCAGTTCGTGCCCGAGAGCGGCGTCCAGGCGTGAACGCGGCCGTTCGCGGTCGGGATGAGATAGCCGACGTGAAGGTCGCCCTCGAACCCGTTGTTGTACGAGCCGGTCGGGTCGTTGATGTAGACGTCGCCCGCGTACCAGAGGTTTGAAGCGGCCGATGCGAACCCGGCTTGCTGAGCGTAGTCGTGCGCCGTGTTCGTCGTGAGAACGCCCGAAGCGCTCGCAACGCTCGCCGAGTTCAGTTGGATGGCAACGGAGCCGGTCGAACTGAACGAGACCTGGAGTTCGAGGTAGAAGGCCGTCATAGCCGAGACGAGCCCGGCTGACGAAGCGGCCAGAACCGTGAAGCCGCTCGCGAAGTCGGTGCCGACCGTGTTCGTGACGATGAGCGACCCGTCCGAGCGCACGGCCACGCCGCACTGGAAGGTCCCGTTGTCCCAGAAGCCCATCAGGAGCGACGTCGGAACCGTCGAGCCGGGAATGATGAAGCGGGCGCCCATCGTGAGCGTCCCGGCGTTCTCGGAGAGGTTCTTGTAGCCGATGCCCGCGGCGCTGAAGGTAAGGCCCTGGGGCGCGACGCCGTCCGGGTTGTGGTTCGTAATCGTCAGGTTGCCCGGGCTATCCCACTTCGCGGCAATCTGCGAGGCATTGTAAAGCTGAGCCGAGTCGAGGAAAAGGTTCACTGCGGGCCTCCAGCGCGGTCCTTGTCTCTTACGCCGTCGAGGCCCCGCGCGCCTAGCGCATCAGCAGCGGCGCGAGCGCCTTCCCGATGCGCGCTTGACCTTGCTCGGTCGGGTGGACCTCGTCCGTGAAGTCGGCCGGGTTGTAGTAGGGCCCGGCGTTTAAGTCGAGGACTCGCGCCCCGATGCGCTGCGCCACGACCCGCTGATGCGCGGCCCAGGCGTTCGAGGCGGCCGAGAGGGCGGCAGGAGCGATGCCGAGCGGGGAACGCTGCGGGGTGGCAAGACGGCCGAGGTCGCGCACCGTCACGATGACAATGGTTGCCTTCGGCACCGTCGCCTGGACGTGGCGGATGAGCGCGTCATAGTCGGCCTCGCGCGCCGCGAGCGTCGCTTGTCCGCGGGCGATAGGCCAAATGTCGTTTGTCCCGGCGTTGACGACCACATAGGCCGTGGTCGGATTGAGGTACTCGGTCGCGATTTGGGCCGAGGTCCAGCCGAACTGCGCTTCATCGTCCACCGGACGACCGAGCATCTCGCCAGCCACCTGAACGTAGCTGTCCTGGGGCGCGGTTATCGAGTCGCCGAGCGCGTCTACCGGCTGCTGGAAGGGCCGCAAGGCGCCAAGGCTGACCAGGAGGAGCGCGGCGAGGGCGGCGGTGCGGAAAAGGGTGCTCATACTGCCATTATCGCCGACGGAGTCAATTCGCCCACGTCCTCGTAGTCGTCAAAGCGCTGGGACTTCCTCGACGCGCGCGCCTTGCGCGAGCCGGAACCGTACCAGCGCTTCTCGCATACCGGCCCGATGCCGCCTGCGATAGAGACCGGGTCGGTGAGTTCCCGCGAGCACATCACGCATACGCCGGTTTCCTTGCCGATGGCCTTGGCTTGCTCCAGCGTTAGCCGGTCGGCCGCGCAGAGCGAGTAGATAGCGCCCGCCTGGTACTCCCAGCGGCCCTCTACGTCGGCCTTCGCGTAGGGCAGGCCGGACGTTTTGGAGAGTTGGACCTTGTAGAGCTTGCCGCCGCGGCGATACACGCCGGGCTCAGTGACCGGCGGAGCCGTCGAGCGCAGGTTCGCTTCCAGGTCGTCGAGGTAGGTGGCTAAGTCGTTTGCATTCATAATCATTTCAACCTCCACTGGTATTGTATACCAGCGCGCTGGAAATGTCAACCGACCGGGCTCAATCCTTAGAGCGCCTGGGTATTCACCGTTCCCACGGGCGGGGTCGCAGGCATCGTCGTGGTCCCGCTTACGCTGCCGCCGGTCTGGACGCCGTTGTGCTGGTGCTCGTTGAAGACGCGGGTCAGAGCTTCGAGTTCGCTCTTGAAGGCGAGTGAAGCCGTTCCTTCGCTGTCGCCGATGTTGACCGTCGGCGCGACGAGATTGATAGTCTGCGGGGCCGTGACCGTCACGACGCCGGTCGCGTCGATAGTCACCTCGGCGCCGCTCGGGGTCTGGAGCGTGATGACGCACTGCCCGTCTTCGGGCTCGTCGATGATGAGATACTCCCCGGCGGGCATCTGGAGGCTGAGCTTCGCGCGCGTCGGGGGCGGCGGCACGTACCCCTCGGGCGGGTTCGTGCCGGGGTCGGGGTAGCCCGGCGGCGGGTACTCGGTCAACTCAAGGAGAGCGCCTGAATTGAAGGCGAGGTCGAAGATGACAGGCGAGCCGCCGTCCGGCCCGGCCTGCTGCGGCGTCGAGCCGTAGTTGCGGAAGCGGAGATAGGCGAGCGTCTCGTCGTGGTGCATGACGAGGTCGTCCGGCATTTCCATCGCCGCGGGGAGCGGGTCGGCGTAGAGCGGAGCCGTCGTCGGGTCGTCCTGGTTGAAGATGTGGTTGAGCGCGGTTGCGAACTTCGGCGAGCCGTTGATGCAGAGGATGCCGACCTGCATGCCGAGCCGCGCGTTGCGCGTCAGACCGGCCGGACAGAACCATGGAATCTGCTGTGCGAGCCAACCGCTATGCAGTGGCAAGACATCGACGGAGAGCAGGCCGCGGTACATGCCGGTCGTGCTTATCGGGTAGACCTTCGTCACGCTCCCGGTCACGAAGTACGGCGCCTCGAAGAGCGAGGTGCGATGATTGACGCCCACTACTTGCCCCCCGGGAACCGAAGCGAGAGCGATGTTCTCCACTCTTCGCCATAGGTCGCCTGATGCTCGATGCGCTCGATGTACCAGATTTGATTCGTCGTCGCGCCCTTCGCCGTCGTCACCGGCACGAGGATGCGGTCGCCGACGCGCCACGCCGTCGTGCCGCGGATGACGAGATGCCCGCGGAAGAGGCTATTGTGATATAGCTGAATGGCGGGAAACAGGACGTTGGCATCGGCAATCGTCACGGCATAGAAAGCCGAGAACTCACCATAGCGGTACCCGTATGTCTCGACGATGTCCGTTCCGGTCAACGCCGGATTGACACCTCCCTCCCCGCCGCCCGTCACGCCGCCCGCAAATCCGAGGCTCGCCGAATAGCCCTTCATCGCAACGATAGACGTCTGCGCCGCGAGCGCGCCCTGCGGGTAGACGACGAGGAACGTGATGAGGTTCGCATCGGAGATGCTTACTTCAAAGTGATAGATGTCGGCCGCAGTAAGTTGCCCAACGGCGGGCTTCGTCGTCCACGCCGTGACGGCGTTGTCGAAAATCAGTTGCCCGATTTCGTTCACGAAGAGACGGAAAGCGGGGGCGTTCCGAATCTCCTGGACGTTCGCCCAGCCTGACCCATTCTGAACCTGGATGTTCGGAAATTGTCCTCCGAGCAGATTCGTAAAACCGGGGATGAGCGCATCGGTGCGAATCCACGAACGCCACGCAAACCCGTACTGAAGAAAGCTCGCTTCAGCACCGCTTGGGATTTGCGCATCGGCAGAGCTTGCCGCATTCACGTCTTTGGAAACGACGAGGTCGAGCATCTTTGTGACGAGTTGCGTTCCCGATGCGGCCCCCGTGTTCGCAAGCGTAATCGGCGTCGCGAAGTAGCCGGACTCGCCTGCGGTCGAGACGGCAGGGACGTTCGCATCGTTCATGTCGAGTATTTTTGTCAGGTCGCGTCCACTGAGCGAAATGTGCGCATCGGGATGCTCGCTCATCGAAGCGACCACTTCGACCGCGGAGTCCACGACGCCAATCATAACGCACGTCGCACTGCCGAGCGCTCCGATGGTCTCGATGTCCGCATACGTGAGATTGAGATTAAGGTCGGTCAGCGTCGAGCCGAGCGGGCCGAGCGGCACTGTGCTCGGATTATCGTCGCGGTCGCGGTACGCATAAATGGCGACGAGGTCCATCGGCCCCATGATGCTCGCGTAGTCCTTGACAAGCGGACTCGGCTGACCTGTAATGCTATACGGGTTGGTGTACGGCATGGTGAGACTAAACTGGCCGGAATCACCCGTGTCATCCTTACTCGTATTCCACTCGAAGAGGTCGTAGAAGGCGTAGACGGTCTCCGTCCACGGCGAGAGAATGACGGCACACCACTTGACCTTATCCTGGCCTTCGTAGGGCCCATATTGACGCGAGCTATTCACGAGTTCGTCGCGGTATTCGCCGTCGTCAGTGAGGTGAGCGCGGCTTGCGCAGCGGCTTGCGCGGCGGCGAGCGTCGTGTCAATCGGTTGCTGTTTCATGGGCGCGATAGGGCTCGAATAGTCGAGCAGAATCGTTGCGTTGATTTTCAGGATGCCGCGGTTCGGGTTCTCCGCATCCTGCGTGAGTGAAACGCCCTCTTGCGTGATGAGAAACGACTTCTGGGTGAACGTGTCGAGAAACTTCAACTGATACGGCGAGTCGGTCGAGTTCGGCGCGCTCATCTTCGCGACTTCGAGTTGGTCGAAGAACTGCTGCACCTGCGCACCGGGCGTCGTCGTCCAGGTAACGATTGCCTCGATGTCGAGCGTCCCGGGAGCCGTTCCGAACTCGACGACGTTGAAGCCAGCGAGTGATTGCTGGACGCTTTGACGCGCGCGCTTCTCGTAGCTGATGCGTTGCGCGAAGCCGTTGACGTTCGGCGACACGAAGACATCGAAGGTTATCATGGAAATTGGCTTTGTGCTCAGCGACGTTTTGACGTTGCCAATCGTCACGGCATCCGTCGGTCCCGTCATGGTGGTTTGACTTGCCTGGTACAACGCGAGCGTGAACGTGCGTTTTACGGGCGGGCTCACGGTCGTACCGAATTGCGCAGCGGTCTTCGCCGTCGCAACGAGCGAGGCGTTTCGCACGGACGAGGCGACCTGCTGAGCGGCCGCATAAACGGCCTGCGCGCGCTGGTCGTAGATGTAGACGAGTTGCTGACCGATATTACTAAGAAAACTCATCGCCCACTCCATGCTTGCGTCGGCCGGTTCGAGATGCGAGACCCTGCATGCGGCCCCCGATGGTCTTGGACGAAGTGCGCCTTCACCACGAGGTGACCGCCTGGGACCGCCACCTTCGAGACTCCGTTCAGCGTCCCGACCAAGCGGTCCCGGTAGTCGTCGGTTCCAGCGGCATTCCGGTCGCCCGCGTTATAGAGGCCGCCGACAGCGCGCACGTCGTGATGCGCTTTCCACTCATCCGCTATGATACTGGCCGCGAGCATCGCCGACTCGCCGACGTTCATCCCGTTGTGATGCGTCTTGAGCCAGGCGCCCCACGTCCGGTCGTCAATCTGAAAATAGCCGTGACCGTGCCCGAAGTCCCCGAGCGCGTTTTGCGGGGTTCCCTGCCACTCTTGGGTCGCGAGCGCCGCGAGAAGTGACGGGGGGATGCCGTACTTCTTGGCCGCCGCGTTGATTTCGCTCGCATGCGGACCAGTCACCGGGATGTTGCGGGCGAGCCCATCGGCCGCCATATTACTGAGGCCCTGCCCGCGGAGTTGCAGGTACGTCGCCGCGGCGCCGAAGGGGTTGCCCTTCCCGAAGTTCTGGAACTCCGAGTCGCCGGTGCGGATATGCTGGTACTCGTCGTAGAGACCGAAGGCAATCGCGGCCGGAGCGGCGGCACGGCCGAGGACCCGCGCCGCGCCGCCGATGCCGACGGGGAGATTGACGGCCTTCCCGACGAGGACGGCCGCCACAATCGCGGCGCCCGTCTCGTACACGGCTTTCGTCGTTGGGTCCATGCCCTGGAAGGCGTCCCAGCCCTTGACGAGATTATCGAGGAGCTTCACCCCGTTGCCAGTCATCGAGTTCTCGATGCCCGCAACGCCTGCGAGAATCTGGCCGGACGGCGTCGCCATCGCTTGCTCAGCGCGCGAGAGATTCATGCCCGCAGGCGTGTTGTTGATGTTCCAGGAGTGACCGTTTGCGTTGTAGAGCGCGCGCAGCGTCCGGCCGCCAGCCTGGCCAAAGTAGCCGGTCAGATTCGCAGCACCCCGAATACCGTTCGGGTCCCCGTACGTCGTGGTCATGTAGTTCAGGAGCTTGAACGAGTTGGCGTTATTCGGACCCGTCTCACCGTAAATGACATCGAGCGGGCTGATGCCAGCGCGGTACATCATGCCCGCGCGCCGGACGTCGGAGTTCCCGCCTTCCATCGCGCCGGTGATGGTATTGTACGTGGCCATTGCGCCAGCAGACGTGCCGAAGTAGCCGCCGAGTTGCCCCATGCGCGCCATGAAAGCGGCGGGGCCTGCGACCGACTGATTGAGGTCGGGGTTAGAATATTGAAGCGTCGCGAGCGCCGAGTCGATGGCTCCGATAATGTCGGCGCCGCCGTTCCGGCGACCGAACGCGCCGCCGCTTTCGACCGCTCCGAAGAGGTCGTTCGTCGCGCTCTGCCAGCTTTGCCCGTTGAGCGCCGTCGTCGCCCCGACGTACCCAGCGACCTGTCCCGGCTCTAGACCGTACGCGCGAGCGACCTGCGCGAAAACCTTCGCTTGCGCAGCGGGATTCGAGGGCATGGCGGCGCCTGACGACTGGCCATAAATGGTCATGGCATCGACCATCGTCTGCGCATTGTAGCCATAGCGCTGGCCTTGATAGGCGGCCGACTGGAGGCGGCTGATGTTCCCCGTGAACCCGGCGCCCATACCGACCGAGAGAGCCGCTGCGGCCTTGACGGAGGCCTGCTCGAAGGCGTAGGCCATGCGCAGCGACTGGCCGACGATGACACCGACCGCCGTGACTGCCGCGCCGACCGACGTGATGCCGATAAGGCTCCCGAGCGAACCGCCGATGCCCGAGGAGCGAACGACGGTGGAAGCGAGGTTTTGGAACTGGCCGCCGAGGTCTTTGACCTTTGACGTCAGGCGCCCGGCTTCGTCAGCAGACGTCCCGAAGTTCGTCTTGATGCCGCGAAGCTGCTCCGACATCCGCTGGAGCTTGACGGTCTCCTGGTCCCCGGGACCCTTGACTTGCTGGGAGGCCTTGGCCAGAGCCTCGACATCGCGCGCAAAATCGCGCAAGCGCCCTTGCGTACGGTCTACTAGGGATAGCTCAAGCTCGACTTTAGACGGCACGGGACCCTCGCACTAGGTGCCTTTGGTTTTCCTCCGGGCGGCTTCGAGCACCCGCTCGAAGACCGCGCTATTGCCGCGCTTCACACTGAAGGAGCGGCCCGGTCCCGCCCTCGCGCTCCGCTCGCGCACGGCAAGCTCCGCTTCGCATAAGTCGAAAAGCGCGTAGTGAACCGCGGTCCAGCAGGACGTCGGCACGGGCTGCCCTGCTTTAAGATGAGTCAGGTGTTGCCCGAGGAGAAAGCCGCCTAAGTCACCCGACTGTAGTAAAAAGCAATTTCGTCTCGCGTCGGCTGGACCTCGATTTTCCACTTCGAGTAGGCCTGGAAGAGCGGGATGATTTCGTCCTCGGTGACGTACGGGTCGCGCGAGTCGAGCCAGTCTTTTGGCTGCATTTGCGGCCACTGCTTCGGGTCGTTAATATGGGCCCGGAACATCTGGACCTCGGGGCTGTTCAGCGGGTACCAGCCGATAATGGCCTTGAGGAGTTCGCCGACGATGCCGTACAGGATGTCGCCGTCGCTCACCTCGCGCCCGACCGCATGCGCGCCGCGCTGCACGTCGAGCATCTCGTTCTGGGTCGGGAATCGCCCGACGAAGAACTTATTCCGCGCTTCGAGGGCGAAGGTGAAAATCGGACCGCGCAGCTTCGGGTCGAGGAAGCGCGCGACCTTATCGAAGATGGCCTGCTGGGCCTCCTCCGACTGCTTCTCGATGTCACCCGAGACGGCGGTCTCGCCGTGCTTGTCGAGGACGCGCATCGGAGCGCCGCTCGCGAGCTTCTCCTCGGCCATGGCTTGCAGGTTTTCGAGTTGACCGATGAGGTCGGTCTTCGCACCCTTGGTAATGCCGGTGTCGGGCTCGACGGAGCCGTCCGGCCGCACGGCTTTCGGGTTACGCGGTGCGCGCGGCGGCTTCGGGGCCATACCGCCGGACTCGCCTTGCTGCGCAAGAATCTCGGAGGGCTTCTGACTCATGCCTGACTTCTTTCGATGGTTGCTGACTTTTCCTTGTACCGGCTTCGCGTGATGGCCCGAAACTTCTCGGGGTTGGCGGCGTATGCGCGCCGCTGGTAGTCGCGCTTGCTGGCGAGGTGAAGTTCGGGATTCTCCGCTTTCCAGCGGTCACGCCGGTCGCGAGCGCAAAGAACGCAACGCCCGGGACCGTCTTTCGGGTGCAACCCCTTACCGCAGAGCTTCGCGGTCTCGGCCTTCTTGTGGTTATCGAAGAGCGACGGCGTTGCATCGGGCGGCACGAGGTGCTTCTTCTTCGAGTTGCACGAGCGGCAAAGCGGCTGGATGTTGTACGCAAAGTCGGTGCCGCCCGCAATGAGCGGCACGATGTGGTCGCGCGTCAATTTGCTCGGCTTCTTGCAGTGCGCGCAACGGTTACCGTGCTTTTCGAGAATGGCGAGCCACTCGGCTTCGGTGTGCGAGCCCATCGCTTGGCGCTCACGGTTGCGGCGGAGGCGTCCGGCGGCCTTGACGTACGCGGGGTTTTCCTGGCGAAACTGACGAGAGCGCTCGCGCTCCGGCTCGGGATTTTCCGCATACCGCTGGCGGCGCTCGGCGTTCGTCTTTTCAGCGACGCGACGAGCGTACTCGCGCTTCGTCCTACGCTTCTTCTCTGCATTCGCAAGGCGCCACGCCTTATCCATAGCGCGATGACATTGGACGCAGTAGCCGTCGCTCGGGCGACGAGCATTCGGGACGTCTAGGTCGTGAAGCCCTTTCGGACATAGCATAAGACCGACTTCGCAGCCGGTCTCACTGACTCCTTCAGTCCATAGTAGTGCGTACTATTCACACCATCTTATTGCAATTTGCGCATCTTCCATGATGATGACGCCGTCGATGTCGACTGCGCGACGCAGTGACATCAGGACGCAATCGTGGTAGACGTTGAGCGCGTTCGAGTTCACGTCGAGTTCGACGATGTTGAAGTAGAACTGCGTGAAGTCCGCGTTCGCCTGGTACTGCCCGACGACCGGCCGGATGCCGCCGCCGAATGCCGTCTCCAGCGTTTGGCCGAAGATGAAGCTCTTGTTGAAGCTCGCCGTCGCTTCGTAGACGCCCGGGATGATGGCGACCGAAACCGCCCCGCCGATGGCGCGAACGCGCTGCTGGTTGAACTGTTCGTCGACCGACAGCGACTTGATGAGGCCCTGAAGCTGCCCGTTGACGACGATGGCCAGATTGACCGCAGTCGAGGTATTGCCCGGGTCCGGTTGGAGACTCGACGTGAAAGCGCCCGGCACATTGAGGTTGCCGACGGCGTTTGCGATTCCGGTCTGAACTGCTCCGAAAGCCACGGTTGTTCTCCTACGACTACGCCGCTACGACGCTAGGGTGAAGGCGCGATGCCTGTTTGCGATTGCAGGGCATGCATTGCCCGACGATATTCGCAGCGGAGTTACTGCCCCCGCGAGACAGGGGGACGAGATGGCCGACCGAGAGGCTCGCTTCGACGCCGCAATCGAGGCAGCGGCCGTTTTGCTTGCGCTGGATTTCACGCCACTCCGCCTTTGTAAAGGTCCCGTTGCCCTCGCGGGTGCGCCGCCGCGCCTTCTCTATGGCCCGAGCTTCGGGATGACGAGCATAGAATCGCGCTTTTTGAGCGCGGCGCTTCTCGGGGTTCTCGGCGGCCCAACGTGCGCTCATCGCATTCCACTCTTCCCGGTGGTTCTCGCGCCAGGATTTATGGTATGCGGGCCATTCCGGCTTACTACGACGCTCAGCTTCTCCCGCAAGGCGCTTGTCGCGCGTATTCGCATAGAAAATTGAGGCCCGCGAACGGTCCAGCAGAATCGCAACGGCATCGGCGATTACCCCGACGCGCCGAAACTCGCCAATCGCCTCAAGCTCCTCGGGCGACCAAGTCTTACCCATTAACAGAACCCCCAACTGATACGGGAGCTTGGAACGGGATGAGCGTTTGGTCGACTGCGAGGTGGTTAAGCGGGAGCGTCGGGGCTGCGGAGTAGCTGACGACGAGGTCGGTGCCGTTCGTGCCCGAGGGCCCGATGGCGATGGAAGACGGGTTGAAGCTCGTAATCCAGTTGGCCTGGAGCGCGAGTTCGAGGATGTCGCGCACGACCGAGAGGATGTAGGCCGAGACCTTGACGGTGTTCCCGGCGCCGATGGCCTTCGGGGAGGCCTGCTCGACGTAGGCCTTGACGTTCGCGAGCAGGGCGTCCGAGACGCGCTGCACGGAAAGCTCGGAGAAAATCCAGGGGCTGCCATTGGACCCGTTCGGAGCGGTCGTGACCGACTGGACCACGCGTACGGAGCCGGGTCCCGCCGTCGAGACGCGCTCGAAGATGACGAGCCCGCCGAGGATGGCGCGGTCTTGGTCGCCGGTCGTCTTGAGGACTTGGTAGTCGACGTCCGCGGCCGTGGCCAGGTAGTCGAAGGTGATGGGCGTTGCGGGGCCGTTCGCGCCCGTGGCGCCATCGAGTGCAATCTGGCCGATGTAGACCCAGGCCGCGTCGACGAAGGTGAACTGGCCGGTCTGCGGGCTCAGGACGTTCAGTTTCTGCGCGCACATCGAGGAGCGCGGGCTATTGAGGGCCTGTGCTGCGGCGACGCCCGAGGAGACGACCGCGGCCGAGTTCTGAATCTTGTCCTGCGAGGGCGAGGCGCTCGTTTGGCACTGATGGACCCACGTGCGCAGGTAGCCAAGCGGGTAGAGCAGTTGGGCCTGCTGGTCCGCGGCGACTTGCGGCGCCGACGAGTAGCACCCGACGAGATGGCCGAGGTCGAAGCTCACGTCGATAAGCTCGGCGATGGCCGTTTCGTAATCGGTGTTCGTGAGCGATTGCGCGCCCGAGCCCGTTCCGCCTGAGAGCGGCGTGGCCGCCATGTTGGCCGGGACGCCGTCGACGGCGACCGCGAGCGTCAGGAGCGGCTGGTAGCCGGTTCCGACTGCTGGGGTGATGAGCGAGTTCGCTTCCATCGCGGTCTGGAGCGCGACGAGCGAGGCGAGGTTGTCGAACGCCGTTCCGGCGCCGCCAATCGTCTGCGTTTGGCCCGTAATCGGGTCCGGGTAGGTGAACGTCGTCATAAAGCCCGACGTCGTCCCCGTCGCGAACGCGACCGTGATGCTGTTGTTCCACGTTCCGGCGTCGCCCGACTCGAACGTCGCCGACACGACATCGGCGAAAGCGAGCGTCGCGCTTGAGGCCGTGAGCGTCCCCGACGCCGACGTCTTGGTCGCCGTGAAGGAGTATTCGCCTTCGGTGCCCTCGGCAACCGCGGTTACCGTGATGACGTTGGCGTTGACCGTGACCGTGACGAGGCCGTCCAGCATCGAGTTCGCCTGAATCGCGCTTGCGAGGTGCTGCGCGATGAGGGCGTTCGTCGTGTCGCCGCTGACCGTGTCGTAGGTCGTCTCGTGACCGTCGATAGTGACGTTGGCCACGTCCGTGCCGCCGACCCAGGTCCCGCCAACCGTGATGGTGCCCGAGGCGTGGTCCGCCGTTCCCGTGGAGATGTCGAGGGTCGCCGGGGTCTTCGTGCCCGCAACGCAAGCCACGAACCCGGACGCGCCGCCGACGTTGGCCGCGGTCTGGAGGGCATTGAGCAGCGGACCGGCGCGCAGCACTTGCTGGGCCTGCTGGATGTTGTTGAAAATGTAGACCGTGCCGGAGCCGAGGCCTCCGTCAGCGGCGCCAACCATGCAAATCGTTCCGAACGGCAGCAGTTGAAGGACGTTCTGCGTACCGATGGTCGACCGGAGGATGAAACCCGGTGCGACGATGGTCGTGCCTGCGAAGGTAAAGGTGGCCACTAGTCAACTCCCCACGAAAGAGTCAGTCGCGGTGCGGTCCCCCGTCGCCGGAGCGGCGGAGGGAGCCGGGAACCACTGGAAGAGGGCTTTCTTCTCCGGCCTCCGTGCTCCCGCTACGGGAAGCCGGATTCGGTCGTCGTTTCCCCACCCTGGGGGTCGATGAAGGTCTGGTCTTGGGCGATGAGCTTCCCGAGTTGACCGACCCCGGCGATGAAGTCCAAGTGCGTCATAAGATAGGTCAGTGTCCGCACGAAGATGAGGGCTTCCCCGCCTGGGACGTCAAGGGTCAACCCGGCGTTGTCGACGCCGTTCTGACGTAGGACGTTTAGATAGCCCAGGTCCATGAAAACCTTCTCGGCGGCAAACATCACGGTCTTGACCAGGAGGTAAAGCTGGTCGGCCCGGCTCTCGAAGGTGTCATAGATGTTGATTTCGATGGTTACGTCCGAGGCCTGAGTCCGCAAGAAAACCTCGGCGTCCTCGGGCAGCGTGTTCGAGTTCGTCACGATGTTGCCGCCCGCGGAGGTGCGCTGATTGAATCCCTGCGCGACCTCTCCGGCCGAAATCCGGCGCGCAACGTCGGCCGCGCGCGCGACCTGGATGACCGGCTGCGGCGTCGTCGTGGCATGCGCGAGGTCGGTCACCGAGTTGACGTTGTAGATGCGTAGGAGCGAGGCCTGAAAGGTACCGTCCTTGATGACCGGGATGCTCCCGAGCGGCTGGCCGAACTGCGCGAGCGCCGCCTTGAGGATGACGCAGACGTCCGACTTCGCATCACGCGGCAGCGGCCAGACGACGTTGACGTCATCGGGAGTGGTGAGGTCGGGATTCGTGCTCTCATCAGAGACGACCGTCAGTTGATTCGAGATGAAGAGCATGGCGCCAAGCTGCGCGCGACGGACGCTCATCGGTTATTCTCCACGAAGCGTTGCCACGAGGCCTCGATGTCGGCGACGAAGAGCGGCTTGATAGTCTCGCCCGCGGCTTCCATAAACGGCCGGGCCGGTTGTTGCGGGATTATCCAGCCCTTCGAGTTCGGGCCGACTTTGCGGAACGCGATGTAGGCGCTGCCCCGGAGCGCGCCGGTCGACGCGACCTTCTGGACCTTTGTGAAGCCGGTTGGGCTCCCGCCGTTCGCTTTCGACCAGCGATTGGCTGCGAGCGCAATCGGGGTCGGGACGGGCAGCGGGACCGTCTTGCCCATGAGAAACGGTTTCATGTCAACCGGCCCGCGGGTGCCCTGCTCGACGTCCGCGGCGTACTCGGCCGTGGCGCTCACGACGCCCGTCAGCGCGTTCGGGAACGAGGCCTGAATCGAGCGCGCGAGCTTGCCAGTCTGGCGCTGAATCGTGAAGCTGCCCTTCGAGTAGGTCACGATGCCGCCCGAGACGTTCTTGACAGCCTGGCGCTGCGCGGCAATCGTCCACTTGCGCACGATGGCCTGCATTTCGCGAATCTGCGTCGCGGAATCCGCGAGCGCGCGCGCAAGCTCCTCGCCGTCCTTGAGCTTGAGATTGAGGTCGTAGGAAATCGACTCGCGGCCCATCAGAGCGTATCCGCTTTCACGAGGAGCTTCCAGGCGAACCGGACGTTCGCGTCAACAAGCGGAACCGGCCGGACCTTGGCCTGCCAGCGGCGCCCGTCAACGATGAAGCGGTCGAAGGTCATCGTCGGCTGCGAGGGGTCGCGGATGACCGCAAAGTTGCCGTCCTGATACGCTGCGTAGAGCATGGGGCTGAGCGGGAAGATGCAGTTGGCCGGGTCGGCCACGAAGGGGAGCGCGAAGCAAAGCTCCGCATCGCCCGCCTCGACGCCGCCGTAGTGCGCCCAGAACGCATTGAGGTTCTTATTCGTGAAGTATGCCCGCAGGTTGACATACGGCAGGTACGACTCCCCGAGGTTCCCCGAGGGCGTGTAGGTCGCAGAGCCGGGCGTCCCGACGCCGCCAATCGAGACCTGCGGCTGGCCGAAGTAGGGGTCGATAGACGTGGCCGCCGGAGGAAGAGCATGTGCCCACTGGACGATGCTCCCCCTACGCCGTATGAGCGCCTGGACGGCGGCCACGTTCATCGCTTACTCCCCGGTGTCTGACTCCGCCATTTTGGCAGCCTTCCGAGCCGCATTCGCGGTTCGCGTGGCGTTCTTCTGCCGAGCGGCTTCGAGCGCGGCTTCCTTCTCTTGCTCGATTTGCTTGGCTCCAGCCGCGGCGCGCGGGTCGGCCATCGTCTGGTCGCCTTCGGTCGCAGGGAGGAACGGCCCCATATCCTTGACGCCGTACGTGTCGGGCACCGGGATGGCCATGCCAGCCGGGTACCAGTATTTCGCGTTTCCGGCCTCGGAGGCGCGCTCGTTCTCTTTGCTCTCGACGATGAACGCGGCCTCGGCGGGGGTCATGTAGCACTTCCAGTTACGGAACTGCCGGAAGTAGTTGATTTCCTTCGCTTCCTCTTTGCCGTCGATGTTTTCGACACGCCAGCCGCGGCCGACGCGAACCCGCGCCTCGCGGTAACGGGACTGAACCAAGACTTTGACGGACGAGCGCTCGGCCGTCTCACGGTCTGATGTTTGTGGCACTGAGAAATCTCCTCACAGGTGGGACTTTATTCCGGCCCACGAAACCGGCGAGGTTTGACTTCTTGAGTCAGGGGATAGCGCCTGCTAAATCACCATCTGGTTGGCGTACTTCGAGAGCAGCGTCTTGATGATGTTCTCGTCGTCCTTGTCGATGGCGCCGCCGTACGGTTCAGAGCCGTACGATTCACTCGCTCCGTCGACCGAGAGGCTCGCGAGCCCATTCGAGAGCGAGTACCAGTTCTGCCGCCGGATGCGATTGGCAACAAGGCGCGCGACGGCCATCGAGACGCCCGCGGGAATCCCCGAGGACCAGTCGATGCCGACCGCAGGCGTTCCGGTATCGCCGCCGGTTCCCGGCTTCGTCTGGATGACGAGGCCGTTGCCTGGCGGGTCCGCGGTGCCGGGCGGGTTGAATTGCAGCGGCGTCCCGTCGAGGTAGTTGATGGGCGGGAACCCGAAACTGTAGTGCGTTTCGATGTTCATGTCGCCGGGCGTGAACGTATAGTTCCAGAGCGGCAGCGACACGCCAGCGTAGAGGACGCGCGGGGGAATCGTCAGCGTCCGGCGCCGCGTGTCGACCAGGAGGTCGGCGTCCTCGATGCCGGTCGGGTAGATGGGGCCGCTCGCGTTAACCGCGGCCTCGTAGACGTTGATGGGGAAGGTCTCGGGGCCCGGCGGGAACGGCTCCTGCGACCCGATGGCGAGGAACTCGGAGCCGTCGAGCTTGCGCGGCCGGACGAAGTGATACCAGACGTTCGACGGCAGGATGCGGATGAAGACCGTTGTCACTTCGAGGATGTTGCGGTCGGGAAGCGTGATGACCGGCCCACCGGAGCCGTCGAAGAAGCGCACGACATAGCAGAAGTCGTACGGCGAGCGAAGCTCCTTAACGACGAAGTCCGTGACCTCTTGGATGTAGAGGTTGACGAGCGTATTGAAAGCGTCGAGGGTGCCGTTGCAGTCCAGGAAGTTTTGTAAGTTCGTGCCGAGCAGTACCGACATGACCTGCCGCGGGCTGCAATGCGGGCGCGGGTCTTGGTCGGTGTAGACCATCCGGGCCGGAATTGTGTACGGCCAGAAGGCCACGCCCGGCTGCTGCGGGATGGGGTTCGGCGGATTGGTGGGCGGATTGCTCGGGTTCGCGAACACCGGCCCGAAATTAGAACTCACAGGCGCATCCTCACTTTAAGAGGGCCATTCGCCAAACGAGTCAATTTCCCGGGGTTTCGCATCGAAGAGCGAGGGCCCACGTACGGAGGGATGCAGCTTTGCGCCTTGCTTCGAGTTGCACAATTGGCACTGCGCTGCGATATTGAATGCGGCGTTCGAGCCGCCAAGAACGAGCGGGCGGAGATGCCCGCGCGTCGGGGCGAGGCCCGGACCAAACTCGCGCTTGCAGTCAATGCAGCGATTCTTCTGGCGCTTCACGATGGCGGCAAACTCGGCGGCCGTATGATGCGGACCGAGAGCGCCACGCTTACGGGCTCGGCGACTTGCTTTACTGGCGCGCACCTTATCAGTATTCGCGGCGGCCCAGGCGGCTCTATTGGCGCGCAGCTTATCAGCATTCGCGGCGGCCCAGGCGGCTGCGCTGGTGCGTTCCTTATCGGGATTCGCGGCCCGCCAGGCGGCTTTGAGGGCGCGCGCCTTATCGGGATTCGCGGCCCGCCAGGCGGCTGCGCTGGTGCGTTCCTTATCGGGATTCGCGGCCCGCCAGGCGGCTTTGAGGGCGCGCACCTTATCGGGATTCGCGGCCCGCCAGGCGGCTGCGCTGGCGTTAGCACAGGGCCTACAGCGAGTCTGGCGCCCGTCGCCTCTGCTCGCATTTCGACCAAACTCTTCAAGTGACTTCGTCGTGCCGCAGCCTCTGCAACGCTTAGACCCGGTTGGCATCGCCCCGATGATACCAGACGGCGCCTGATTTCTCAAAGGAGGCCCCGACCCCGGCTCAAATCGACACGCTGCGCACAGTGAGCCGCTCCCGGGGCAGGGGTTTTGAGGGGGTTCAATTAGGCGGCCGCCGGAGCCTCGCGCTTCCTCTTCGCGTCCCAGGCCGACTTTGCCGCCCGGTTGCACTCACGGCAGCCCTTCTTTTGGCCTTCGACCCACGGGTGGAGCCCCTTGGCGCAGCGGCTCGGGTCGGCGCGCTTCGTCGACGGCTTGCCCTTTTTCGCGGCCGACATCTTCGCCTTGGCTTCGGCGGTCCGCTTCTGGCCGAAGTCAAATGATAACAAAATCCGCTCCTTTTTTCAAGCGAGCGGATTTTGCGGTTTTCGGAAAAACCCTTATTGCGTAAGGGTTAGCGGAGCAAAAGTCCGCTAGTTGTAGACCGGCGTGAGCGTCGAGTTGACGCCTTCGAGCAGACCCTGGTACTGGGTCACGCCAATCTGGAGCATCGTCGTCTCGTACACGATGCCGCGGTCGGCCGTCGTGATAGATTGCAGGTCGCGGTAGTGGACCGGGTCCACGTCGACCATCTCGACCACGTTGCCCGAGTTCTTGTCGTCCTGGGTTGCGTCGTCGAGGAAGATGACCCGTTCGAGGCCCGAGCCGTCGGGAATCATGTACTGGTCGGCGATGAGGTCGACCGAGCCCGTACCGAAATCCCACGTTTCGAGCGCGAAACCGGCCTTGTAGGCGGTGCCCGAGGACGGGGTCATTTGGCGGATGGCGTACAGCGACCCGAGCATCTGCGTGAGAAGCTCCATGATGGTGTACGACATGATGAGCGCGCGGACGCGGCCACCGGCGAGCTTGATGGCGAAGCACTGCTGGCGGATTTGCTGGTAGGCGAGCGCGGCGCCGCCTCCGGCCGATACGTCCAGAATGTTGAAGCCGTCTTGCTGGATTTGCGTGATGAGGCCGTCGAACGCGAGGCCGCCCGTCGCACCGGAGTCGCCGTTGAGGATGAAATACTCCTCGGCGAGACCGACGTTAATCATCTTGACGCGCTTTTGCTGCGCGAAGATGTCGATGAAGCTCGCGTCCTGCGCTTCGTCCTGCCACGCCACGATGACCAGGTCACCGATGTTCGAGTAGGGGCGCGAGACGTACTGGTACTGCGGGTCGATGGACTGCGGAAGGCCGCCCTTCGTGAAGGCCGCTCCCGTCGGGTCCGTGCCCAGATACTTGGTCGTGTTCTCGGTCAGACCGAGATTCGAGACCAGCTTGTAGAAGGCGTGGGCCTTACCGTTGCCCTTTTTGCGGGACAGGCGGTTGCGAACCGGCGTATCGAGGTTCGCGGCCAGCTTCAGGTCGTCTTCGAGGTCCTGACGAACCACTTCCAGACCCACGACGGCAGTGTTCGACTTCCGAATCTCGTCGAACTTTTGAAGCTGCCGGAGGATGGTCTCCGGGTTGAGTAGCTCGCTCGTAATCTTCGCCACGGAAGGTTCTCCTCACAGGTGGGACTTGATGCTGGGGAACCCGCTTTGCCCGGCCACGAACCGAGCGAACGGAGGGGGAAGGTTTGGTGCTAGACCCGGACTCCGGCGGCAGCGGCCTGCTTGTAGAGTTCGGCGAGCGCGGTCTCGGCGCGCATGATTTCGTTCGAGACTTTGCCCTTGCGCAGATTCTCTTGGTCCGTCAGCGCAATCTTGTTGTTCGCTTTTTCCAGGAACGACGTGCGCTCCTGTTTCAGCGTTTCGATGCTGGCGCGCAGGTCGGCGGCCATTTTCTTCAGGTCGCCTTCGGCCGTCCCGTCGGAGGTGTTCTCGGTTTTGCCCTTCTCGATGACGGCTCCGGCCGCGCCTTGACGCGGTTGGATGACCTTCTCGCCACCGGCGATGCGCGCTTCGAGCGCTTTCGCCAAGTCCTCGAACTTGTCGTTGAGCATCTTCTCGATGGTCGCCTTCGAGACGGCGCCGTTTCCGGCGGCCCGGCGCGCATCGCGCTTCGCGATAGCGGCCTGAGCTTTGGCGAGGTCGCCCGCACGGACGGCCTTGACGGCTTCGTCCATGTCGTTCATTTCGCCCGATTCGTTGTTCGGGTCGCCGTAGACGTCTTCGTCCGCGAGTCCGGCACCCTTCATAATCATGCCTCGGCACTTGTCGAGCGCCTGGACGTGGGCTTTCGCCTCGTCGGCCTCGGGCCACTGGCTTTCGCCTTCGCCCACGCTCATGTTCGCTGCGTCGTCGGTGTCGCCGCCCTCTTCGCCGTAGCCGGACTCGGCGAGGTCTTCCTTGCGGATGACCGCGATGTCGGCATTCTTGGAGAGAACGATGTTCCCGTCCTTATCCTTGCCGACCACGTCGGCGTCGGACACGACGAAGAACTTGGCGTCGGTCTTGGCCTTGGCAACGGCGTCGGTTTTCGCGAAATCGTTGAGGGCGGAAATCTTCTTGTTCGGCACTGACCGGCTCCTTAACTCAGCATGTCGGAGGCTTTAGGCCCGACCATTTGAGCGGCTTTGATGAGGGAGCCCGTGACCCCTGTCCCGATGCGCCCTGATTTTTCGACCGCGGTGATGACGCACTTCCCGTTTGCCGGAACGTCCACGAGCGAAAGCTCGTCGAGTCGGTACTCGGTGATACGTCGACACTTCTTTCCGCGCGCATCCTTCGAGGGACCTGCGTCAATGACGCCACCTCCGATGGACGACCCGGTAAGGGTGCCGTCAAGCACCTTCTTCCACGTCGACTCAGCCCCTTCGGAAATGTGGATGCCGACGTAGACTTTTTTGGCAGCGCGGTCGGCGACGACCTTGATGGCGCGGCCCGCGGCAATCGGCTGGTGCATCTCGCGGATGTTCCCGTGCCAGCGCTTGAAGGCGCGGACGGTGGCATCGAAGTCGACGATGTCGCCCTGGGAATCGGCGACGGAATCTTCGGACTGGCCGACCACCCAAACGGTGCGCGCGGCTTTATCGACCCGGTCGAACTTGAGGAAAATATGGCCCGACCGCAACCCAGCGGCGAGCGACGTCGAGGCAACGGGGGCCGGGCTAAGATTCATTTTCCTTGTCTCCGAGGCCGAAACGCTCCATCCCGAGCGCCTTGAGAACGAACGGCACGACTTGCTTCGCGAGGACCGCGGCGTCCGCTGTCGTCACTTCCACATTCTCGCCGCTGATGACGGCGTAGAGACCGTAGTCTCCGATGTGAATGTCCTTGACGGCCCGGGTGAGTTCCTGGGCGACCTTTTGGCGCACCTCGGGGTCCGGGTCGAGGATTTTGAAGTGGACGATGATTTTCTGCTCGTCCGGCTTCGTGAGATTAAAAGGGAGGGTGGCTCGCCCCGAGCGGGGTCCGCCATACCCTCCAATTCGGTCGCCGTTCACTAGGAGGAGAAGTCTTCCACCTGAATCGGCACAATGTCGATGCGCAGCCCGCTCGTCGGCCCCTTCGCCACTTCGGCGTGGGTCGGGAGCACGTACGATTCGAGCACGTTGCTCCCGTTGTCGACGCAGGTCGCGCTCGGGGCGACGCCCTTGGCGACGAGGTAGAGCGGGGAGAAGCTCGTTGCGGCGCTGACCGCCACGATGTCGTACGTCAGGAGCGAGTCGATGTGGCCCGAGGGCAACGCCGGAGCGGTGACGGTGACATAGTTCGCGGTCGTAAGCGTGGCCGCCGTGTCGACGACGGTGACCGCGGCTCCCGGAGGCGCGAAGCGGGCCGTGCGGTCGCGACCGGCCGGAGGGCCGAAGGGCTGGAAGGCCGAGGTCTGAACCGTGCCGCCGCCATACACCGGCGCGACGTTGGCCGTGCCGGGCAGGTTGTTACGCTTTTCGGGCGGCGGACCCGAGGTGAAGTTCATAAACTGCGGGCTCCCGCCGTTGCCGGGCCCCGGGTTCAGTTCGTAGCGGGGGACCGCCACGTAAAACCGCGAGGTCGTTCCGGCCGTGCCGGTATAGGCGCCGGTCGGGGTGCCGACGGCTTCCGCGTTTGCGTCCCAAAAGGGGCGAAGCTGAACGCGCAGCACTTGCGCGATTTGCTTGTCGGTGATGACGCCGTCGCTAATCAGATTCCAGAGCTTCGTGTTCGAGGCGACCGCGGTCGCTTCGTTCGTCGCCGGGAAGCCCAGGACGCTATCGGCGATGGTGGTGCTATCCCACTCGGTCGGGAAGTTGCCGGTCGGATTCAGGACGGTCGACACAGTGCGGAGCCCTCACAGGTATAAGATGAGTCGAACTTCGTCCGGCCCAGGCGCGGTCCTCCTACGGGACGCCGTTGTCAGGCGAACCTGCACCGGGAGCAACGAATTGCTCGGCGACGACTTGCGCCTGCGTTCCGCCGCCCATCGCGGCCGACAACAGGGCCTCGAATGACCCGTAGGGGCCTTTGTTCCAGTTCAACTCCGTGAGCCAGACGCCTGGCCGGGTCTGCCGGATATGGAGCGCCGCGCGGAGCGTCGCGTCCTTTTTCTCGGAAATCGTGAGGATTGCGGGCAGGTCGACATGCGGCGGCGGGACGATAGAGAGCGTCGCCGGGAGCGTCGTCCATTCCCACACCGGCGGGGAAACGGTGATGCTCGCCCCGAGCGCGGCGGTGCCGGTCTCCATCAGAGGTCCGGGCTGTCCGAATCGTCGTCCTCTGGCTCGTCGTCTTCCCCGGCCGGAACGAAAACCTCGTGCATCTCTTCGGGCTCGCCGACCGTCACGTCGTCGCCGTCGCGGGTGTAGGGCACTTTCCAGACCGTGTCTTCATCGGTGCATTCGACGAGCGCGTAGTCCGGGAAGGTCGCGATGACGCTGCACCAGTGACTGCCCGGCTCGACTAACTCACCCGACGCCGCATGGGGCGGATGCTCGCAGCCGCTTCCGGCAATAACCGCCGGAGCGATGGTCTTCATATGCTCGTCGTAGGAGCCTTCAGCCAGGCTCTTGCGCAGCGCGCGAGGCTGGACGCTCACGGATTTCGCGAGCTTCACGGGGGCACTGGGCGCGGAGACCGCGTCACCGAACTTCATCTGGGCTACCTCCCGCGGCGACGCTCCGAGACCATCTCGTCGATTTCGTCCCGGTCCGGCTCCGGTGGAGGGTCGGGATTGACGAAGGGCACGTAGGACTGCCACGCCGCCTCTTCTTTGGCGAGCGTCTCGTCGCTGTCCCCCAAGCGCTTACGGATTTGCCGCAGGGCCTCTTTCTGGGATTCTGTCAAAGGCATGTTTTCACCAAAGGTCAGTATACCACGCCGAAGCCCGACCTGGCTAGACGACGGGAATCACATGCGGCCCTTTTTCCGCTTCTTGTCCGAAACGTAGCCCTTGGGGGCGCCGGTCGCAGTAAAGCCCTTGCGGTGCGCTTCGGCCAGGTCCTCGGCGGTCGAGGTGGGTGACTCTTTGTAGTCGATGGGGAGCCCGGCTTCTTTCGCGGCGAGGGCGAACTCCTTGAGACCGGGCGCGATGCGCGCGACCTTGTCGTGCGTCGAGTTGAGTTGCTCCTCGGGGACCGTACGCTCGCGGTCGGCGTTGCGCATATGCGCCACTTCCCGCGGGGCCTGGGCCTCGTTGAACTCGACGTCGTAGCCGTTGGCCATCGCCTGCTGGGCCCAGTCTTTGTAGCTGTCCGAGCCGGTCGAATCGTAGACGAAGCTGCCGTGGTCGGGGTTGCGGATGGCGTTCTTGAGGCGCTCCTTAACGACGTGCGAGGAAATCTCGTGCGTCAGGCCGCCGCCGAAATCTTCGCCCTTGCCGTCTTCGTTGCGCGGCTTTCCGGCCAGCGGGTGGTCTTTGCCGTACGGCTCTTTGATGACGTTATTGGCGAAATCGCGCGCGTCACGGAAGCCGGTCGCGCGCTGAATGTAGGCGTCGAGCGCGGCCCGCTCTTCCTCGGGGTACGCCTCAAGCTCTTTCCAACTCTTCGGACCGCTTGGTCCGTAGCGGCCTGCATGGAGTGGGCCCGTGCTCCCGCTCGGATGCTTGCCCTCCTCGTGGGAGAACATCGGGTTGTTCTTCTTTTCCGCGTCCGAATCGAAAACGGGCGCGTCCTTGAAACCCGGCTGATACGCCTTGAACTTCTCGTGGCCGGGTCCGATGATTTCCTTCGTGTAGGTCCCGTCGCCGTTGTCGCGATGATGCGTCTTGCCTTCGTTCCCGGTATAGTCTTCGACCACGCCGCCCTTACCGACGCCGCCGCCGCCAATCATAAAGACGGCCTTGCGGCGCAGGGTCGAGGAGGGCGGGAGAAAGCCTTGGCGCTTGCGGTCCGAGACCGCAGCATCGTGGTCGACCGCGCCCGTCTCGGGGTTCGTATGCTCGTCTTCGATGCGCTCGCGGTCGGTCTGCGGCTTCTGCGCAGCCTTCGCCTTGGCGCCGTGCTCGTGCTTCTCGGCCAGCGCCGCGGCAGCACCGTGCGGCGTCTTGAAATGCCCGAGGAACTCTTTCTTGCCGTTATGGGCGACCGAACGAGCCTGGTGCGCGTCCTTGGTCTGCTTGATTTCGCCGACCTGGGCGTCGCCCTGATGGACGGAGTGGCCGTCCTTCTGCGGACGAACTTCGTAGTGCGACCCGGCCTTCGTTTTCACGGAGCCTTTGCCCGAGGAGGGGTCGATGCTCGCCGTCGAGCCGCCGACCGAGACGAACTGACCGTTCTCCGAGGAGTGCTCGTGACCGGACTCGTCTTTGACTTTGACCAAATCGCCTAGTTTCACGCTTGCCCACTTCTCCGATTCCGGCCGCGCGTCGAGCATCTCTTGGAGCTTCTGATTATGCGCGTCGATTTCGGCATGCTGTTCCGCGGACATCGGCTTCGTACCGTCTTTCGTGTACTTCGCCTGAAGCCGGTGAATCATGTCGCGGTGGCTTTTGATGTCGTCCTTGCTGCTGGAGACGCCGGAGCCGCCGGACGTGAACTTGCCGTCCGGGTCGCGGGCTTGGTCTGACTTCTTCACTTTTGGCTTACTGCGCCAGATTGACTTGGCTTCTGGTTCCGGTTTCTTGGCGTAGAACGAGCCGACTTCTGCCTCAGCCTTGTCTTTGTGAGCATCGCACGACATAACGCGGGCTCCGTCGCGATAGTCAGCCTCAGCGTGAGAGGTGATGTGGGCCGACTTTTCCCCGCAATACTTACATTTGCCATAAGAGTGCGGCCTCGTCTTGACGCCCATCGAGTAGGAATCGGAGACGCGCTCACCTTGCACCCCCCAGCCGGACGTAAACTTGCCGTCCGCGTCACGAGACTGGTCTTTGATGAGGTCTCCGAGCTTCACGGCTTTCTCCTTATTTTGAGGCACATCTCGTCCTCCTGGGCTCGCTTGAGGTTCGCGTCAGGCGCGCGAAGTCCTCAAGGCCAGGCGCTCGCAGACGAAGCTATTGTCTTCCTCGACCACGAGGTCGATGACCATGCTCTCGACGGTCTCGTACTTGAAGTCGTCGCGCGCGACGCGCCCTTCGAGATTCGAGGCGAAGAGGATGCGGCCGAAGAGCGCCGCCGGGGCGAGCCCGAGCACGATTTGGGGCGCGGCGGTCGTAATCACCATCCCGGCCGGGCGCTTTTCGAGCGTTACCGAGCGGCGCTCGGCTTCGGACCAGTCCGATTCGAGAACGGCGCTGACCCCGTCGTAGGGGCCGAGATTCTTGAGACGCTGGAAAGTCGAGGCCCAGTTCTGAGCGGCCCAGGTCCCCTGGAGAACGGTCAGCGCCCCGAGCAGCATGCAATCGCCAGTGTAAACCGCGGCCCCGATGCGCGTCACGCGCCGGAAGCGGGCGCGGTGCGTCAGGACCAGTTCGCCGACGGCCACGTACTCAATCGGGACGAGACCGCGCTGCGTGACGACGCGGCAACCGACGGCGACCACTTACGTGGGCTCGTAGGGAAGCCAGACGCACCGGCAGTTGTGAACCGCAATTCCTTCCACGATAAACGAAGCGTCGCGCTCGACTTGCAAGCAAACGACATCGCCTCCGTAAAGGGATTGTGATATACTTGACTCGTGCTCTCTAAGGACGAGGTTGCCACACTTTACGCCAAGCACATCGCTGACGGCTTCAGCGTAAAGGAGCTTGCTCGCGACATCGGACGCAGTCGCGCCTATTTGGTTGCGCAATTCGAGCGCTACGGCCTGAAGCAACGCGGCATCGCCGACTCGAATCGAGTGACGCGAAAGCGACTCAAACACGCCCTCACCCTTCAAAGTAAGGGCTCTATGACGGTTCTCGAAAAGCTGATGCACGACGCGCTCGTAGCTTTGGGAGAGAGCCCGGTTTCTCAATACGCTGTCGAGTACCTGAATATCGATGTCGCCATACCTGACGCTTTGGTGGCTATAGAGATTGATGGAGGGGGCTGGCACGGAAGCGACCCCCGGAAAAAGACTCAGGACGCGAACAAGCAGGCGCTGCTCCAGTCGCGCGGCTGGGCCATTGTGCGCATTTGGAGCATTGGGAAGCGCTTTCGCAAGCGCTTCCCAGCCTATGCCGAGGACATTGTCGCCCTTGCCAATCTCCGTCGGCAAACGCCACCCGTCGCGCGTCAGAACGGCGTGGTCGCCCGTTATCCGCGCCCCGCCGATGTCGAAGATAGAGCCCGAATGCTTACGGCGAGACGTCGCAAGTACCCGCGCAAACCGTCCATGATGGGTAAGCACGTACTGACCTGGACTGACCGACCCGATGCGCTGGAGCCCATCGGGAGTGATGACGCGACAATCTTCCGTGACTGACCTGGGATGCAGCGGGATGACCGGGAGATAGTCGTCGACCTTACGGCCGTAGTTCGACTCGCCGATGATGTCCTTGATGCGCCGGGCCTTGTCGTTGATGAGGCGCAGGCAGTGGTCGCAAACGCGCGAGTCGTGCGCGCTCGACCCGATACACCACTCGAAACCTTGGTCGAGCAGTTCCTGGAGGCGTCCCTGGCTCTCGGCTCTGGCTGTCTCCGTGATGGCGATAGTTCCGAAATCGAGGTTGTAGTTGCGCGTCGTGTTCGCCATCGCGCGAGCCACCTCGCGCGGATTCTTGCCGAGCGCCGCGGCGCCGATAAGCTGCTGGCGAAGCTCGGACTTCATTTCCTCGAACTTGCTGTCTAGCTCGTTGAATGTATTGTGTTCGAGGAACTCGATGGCTCGCCGGTCCTCCGCCGTCACGGGCCGGTGCAGCACGGCGCGGCCGACGTTCGGCGCCGGGCGGTTTTCGCGGCGCGCGCTCGCCAAGCGGTGGTTGATGGCCGCCTCGGTCGCGAGCATCTGGCCGATGAGGTACGCCTGCATCGGGTGCGAGGCAAGCTCGACCATCGCTTTGGCCTTCCAGTCCTCGACGGACTGGTCAATCGTGTACGGGTCGAGCCCTTCCCACGTCCCGCCGGTCTTCTCGTAAAGCTGGTCGACAAGCTCGCGAAGCTGGCGCGCGAGGTCGGGCTGGCCTGCGATGAGCGCCCGGTACACCTTGTCTTCGTGCGCGCCGATGGGGCGGATACCGTGGTCCCCGGGGTCGCCCGGATGCCAGTCGCGCTTCTCTAGTTCGTAGTTCCAGTGCTTTTGCAGAACGCCGAGGGCAGCGTCCGGCGCGGCGCCCTTGCGAACGGCCAACTGCGCTAAATCGAACTCGACTTCGAGGACCGTCTTATCCATCTGTGACTTCTATCATACAACGAAAGAGCCGTGACCTGTTCGGCCACGGCTCCCACGAATCGAGTGCTGGAGCGAGTTGCGCTGGCACCCGAAGCTACATCGTCAGCGAGGGCGTTCCGGTGCTCGCATCGTGGAAGAGCTTCGTGTTCGTCGGGTCGACCGCGTAGACCGAAGCGCCGACCGTGAACGTGATGTTCGAGGAGCCGACGATGAGTTCGACCGTGTCGCCCTGGTTCGCCTTGATACGCTTGCGCGGGATGCGCACGGCGTTGGCGGCGATGCCGAGACCGCTTTCGAGCGGGTTCGTCGAGGAGGGGCCGCCCTGCGCGATGACCGACGCCTCGCTCGCGGTGTCGATGATGTCGTAGAAGAACTCGCAGACTTGGTCGACCGAAGCCGCGCCGGTCGAAGCGCCCGAGTCGAGCGCCGAGGTCACGGGGTTGACCAGAACCTTGAAGTTGACGTTCGTCGCATTCGTCTGGGCCGTCCCGTCCTGCGTGACGGCGCCCGTCGCGGGCGTGAAATGATAGGCGTGATTGACGGGCATCGAACTCTCCTAGTCCAGCAGCTTAACGAGGTCGTCGCGGAGCGATTCGAGGTCTGCTTTCTGAACCCCGCTGCCCGGAACCTGGGGCTTGGGCGGATGCGGCGGCTTCGGCGGCTCCGCGTCGCCGCCACCCACCCACACACCGCCGCCTTCCCCGTCCTCGCCGGGCGCCCCACCCTCGCCGCCGCCGTCTTCTTGCGGTTGGAGCGCGGGCAAGTCTTCGAGCTTGATGCCGGGCTTGGTCGCAATCGTGATGATGTCGCCGCCGGGCATCGGGGGCAGGCCGAGTTCGCGCCGGACCTCGTTGCGCGCGAGAATACCCGAATCAACCAGGGAAACGGCGCGCTGCGCGTCCTCAACGCTCTGCTCTTTATTGTCTTCGACGAACTCGAACTTGACATCGTTGAACGGGAAGATAGCTTTCGAGTAGCCGGAGAGGTCGAGCGGGTCGAGCGCGTTGTTCCGAATCCACATCTGGCCGCGGACGATTTCGCCGTTGATGAACTCCTGAATCGTGACCGCGAGCGAGTGGATGCCGCGGGACTGGGTCAGGTCCTTCTGCGTGTCGGCCGTCGTGCGGTGGAGGTCCTCGGTAAACCCGATGTCTTGGAGGGAGAGGCCGTAGACGGCGCACTTGACGTTCGCCCAGTATTTCATCAATTCGAGGACTTCGTTGTCGCGCATCGTCCCGGTCTGGAGCGGGATGAAGCCCTTGACGCCTTCCTTCGAGCCGATGAAGATGCCGCGCCGGATGCCCTTGGCGACCGACTGGTTCCACTTCATCTCGATAGCGTCGCGCTCGTCCTGACTCACTTCGGGGCCGAGGTCGAAGACGAATTGCGGGGTGTTGTTGTTGCGGAAGAAGTCGACCATGTACTGGTCGCCGTAGAGCGCGCCGACCATCTTCTCCAGGATGACCTCGACCGGCGGCTTCCCGTAGCCGGTGCTCTGCTCGTTCTGGAGCATGTAGACGAGTTCGTCGTTGTTGTAGTACGCCTTAACGATGCCTTGGTCGTACCAATCGTAGGCCGGTTCGGGCGGCTGGGGCGTGGCGAGGTCGGGACGCCGGTAGCGCCGGACTTGGTCGCCCGGCAAGAGGTAGAGTTCGCCGAGCGCGGAGCCGTCGCAGAGCGGATTCTTCACGATGGGCGCCGCGTCGTAGAGCGTCAGGTTGTCGACGATGCGGTTCAGGAAGGCCCGGAAGCTCGACTCGGCCGAGGGGTTCGGGCTCTCGAACATCTCCTGGACCGGCAGGATGTGCGACTCGGCCGTCACCTCATGCGCGGCGAGGCAGTTCTCGAAGAACTCGCGCAGCCGGACGTTCTGGGAGATGTCGCTTCCGGCCGACTGCTCGGAGGAGATGACGTCGCGCAGCGCCCCGGAGGCGCGCATGAAGAAGACCGGGTCGAGCACCTGCGGCGTGAACTTCGCCTGTAACTGCGGGTAATTCATCGTCAATTCGGAGACGGTGTGCCAGCGCTTGAGTTCGGCTTTCACCTTCTCGACGTCGGGGACGATTTTCCACTTCATCTCGCCGATGGCGCGCTTGAGCGTGTTGCGAATCGCGAAGATGATGTCGTCGCGGTCGGCCAACTGTTCGAGCGTGTAGCCCGGGATAGCGTAGCGCGAGCGCTGGATAAGGTTCTCGCGCGTGTCCTTCGTCGACTCGGGGCGCATGAGCGACCCGCCGAGCGTCTTCGGGTCGTTGCCCTTGCGGGGCGAGACGCGCTCGGGGCCGAGGAACAAACGGCTGAATCGCCCCGGGTTCCGACGCTGCGGCGGGCGGTTTGGGCCGAGCGGGACGAGCGAATGCATCTCGGACATAGTCAACGCAGGAGGTTCGGCCGCCCGAGGGCAAACCCCCTCGCCCGGGGCCATGAAGTCATGGTCCGGGGACAATAAAAAAAGACGCGATGACGGGTACGCCTGGCTCGCGTTTTCTGCTTCTTTAGGGAGATTTTGACATGCCCGACAACGAGACCGCCGAGATGACGATGAGCCAGCCCGAACAAACGGAAACGCCGACCTGCTCCCTACCGGACGGCGTCTACAACCCGGCCGTTCACGGCCCGAACTTTTGCCCGGACTGCGGCTAAACGAAGAGCAGTTCGTCGGCCAGCTTGCGGAACGGCGTGACCGCCGTCTTGCGCTCGTCGACCACGTAGAGCAACCCACTGCCGGTCGGATTGATGTCGAAGTCATCCACCGGCAGTTGCTTTTTCCGGGTCACGAGCCGGAGCGCATAGTTCTCGGTCGCGGCTGAGAGCGCGCGGAAGTCGTCCCAGGAGCGGACGAAGCGGAGGCGCAGGTTGGCCCAGGCCGTGGCCTGCGGCGGGGTGAGGTTCTCGGGCGGCATTAGGCGGCTTTCTTGCGGACGTTGCGCAGGCGATAGGACTCTTCGTTGAGGCCGTCGATTTGGTCGAAAAGTTTTGCGGCGGCTTTGTTGAGCCGGTCGTACTCGGCTTTGAGGGTGGCCTTCTGTTTCTCGATGTCGGCCAGCCGCTTCAGTGTAGCGCGTGGCAAGCGCTCGGGCAAGCGCGTCGACTTCCCAACCTTAACGCGCATCTTCGTGGCGAGCGCGCGCGCCTCGCTTGCCGGGACGCCGCAGTAGCGGGCCAGTAAGTCGATGTAGATGCGCACGAACTCGGGGCCGTGCCAGACATCCTCGGGGCAGAGACTGTGCGCGGTTTCGTGGAGTACGACCCAGCGCTTGCGCATCTCGCGCGGGAGCTTAATGGTGCGCTGGTACGAGTTCCAGGCCGCACTCGTCCGGCGGCGGCCGTCACTGACGTGAACCATCGGCTTGCCGTAGGCCGTGCGAACCTCGCGAACGAGCGCTTCGCACTCGTCGAGCGAGTAGTTCTCGACCATCCGCTTGTAGGCGTCGGGCGCCACGAACTCGTGCGCGATGCCCTGCTCATAATGTCCCCTGCCTGGCTCGTTTAGGGCGACGACGAAGTGACGACCGTGCTCATGTTGACCACGTCCGCACGTTACGCAGTCGTAAGCCCGATTCTTGAGGCAGCGCTCCCAGGCGTAGACCTTGGAGCGCTGCGAGTCGCGGGGACGCTGGCGAGTCATCCCCACTAGGCCGCGTCGTCCTTCGCGATGGCCACGACGCCCGTGATGTGGATGGCCACGGGCCAACCCTTGCGCAGCGCCTGGTTGAGCGAGATGGCGGCGACCGAACCGCGTGATTTGAGTTCTTTCATGTCGCGGTCGAAGCGACGGGCCGCGTTATTGACGGCGACCGCCGGGCTCGATGCGTTCATGCTGTAGAAGCGCGGGGTGAGACCCCCGACGCCGACGGAGACTTGGTAGGCTTTCATTCGTCCCTCCTTACGGGAACACCGCGTCTGCCGCGGCAGCAAGGTGAAAGTTCAACGTGATGAGTGAGGCGACGGTCACGCAGGCCGCGCTGATGAAGAACCAGTCCGGCGTGTAGACGACGCTGAAGAGCGCGTCGGCGAGCTTGAGCTTCACCACTTTTTCCTTTGCCTTTCGTACCGAGCTTCACGCTGCTTCGCCATGCAGACGAAGCAGCGGGCCCAGGTGCTCGCATTGACCTTGTTGCCGGTCGCCTGGTTCGTGTCGCGCATGTCGCGCTCACAGTCAACGCAGTACCCGTTCTCCCGGCGCTCCTTCCTGGTCATTCGAGCACCTGCATCGCGCAAGCGCACTCGTTCTTCGGACCGCCGCAGCACGGCGCTTTGCCCAGGGCGTCCATCTTCTCGCGGAACGCTTTCCGCTTGGCGCGAGCTTTCGCATCGCGGCGGCACCGGAAGTCCTCTAGGCAGTCCTGGCACCGGCCGTAGAGCCGCCCTTCAAACGGGCTGAAGTACGGCGGGCGGGACTGGCATTGCAGGCACTTCGTGATGTCTTTTTCTTGCTTCATAAAATCCAACCTCCATAGGTATGGTAGCATAGCGCCGCCATAAAGTCAAGCGCCCAGGCTAAGCTGCTTGACATTTCCAGCGCGCTAGTGTAGACTCAAGACATGAAGAGACGTGACGGAACCGAATGCAACACGACCTGCCAAATCTGCGCCCGGCCCATCCTGGCGAAGACCGGCAAAATCGCGCACCACGGCTACACCCGCCCCATCTACCGCAGCGGCTGGCAGACGGCCTCGTGCTACGGGGCGCGCAAGCTCCCGTACGAAGTGGACCGCTCGGTCCTGCGCGAGTACCTCGACCGCTTCATGCACCCGGCCCTCGACCGGACGAACGCGCTGCTCAAGGCGGTACGGGCTGGCGGCCCGGACCTCGAAGTGCCGAACCCGGCCTACGCTCGCTACCTCGACCGCATCGCGTACTACAAGTATCGGGGCAAGCCGCCGCAGGGCGAGCCGCCGCCGCAAATGCTGAAGTTCGTGGAGCGCCCGCCGGAAATCAACGGCCGGTATGACTTCGACAACCCGCAGTGGGCCGCGGCGCGTGAGTACGAGCGGGCGCTAGAGTCCTTCACCTATCAGGTGGAACGCGAGCAGCAGGCTATCGAGGAGGACGTCGAGCGGCTCGAAGCGCGGTACGACGCCTGGGTGGCCCCGGCTTAGCCGGGGCCCTTGACATTTTTAGCGCGCTAGATTATGATGATGTCGGAGGTGGACATGACCGGAGCCTACGAGTTGAACCTGGAGACCGGAGAGTTCGTGGAGATAGTTGCTCCCGAGAACCCGGCCCCGCGCGTCAACCATTTCGGCTGTCTCGGGGAAAAGCATGCGCCGGTGTTCGGCGGCTACCCGATGGACGGCGAGTGCGAGTGCGGGATGTGGAAGCATCACGTTCACTGCGCAACCTGTGGAGGAGTGAGTCAAGTTGGCTAAGCCGACCACGCTCCTCTCACGCCTAGAAAGGACCCCATGCCAGTAACCTACGAGCGCCCAAGCGCCCACCTGAGCTTCGTCGAGGTCTCACCCTTCGGCGGCTCCGTGCTCTTCGTTCTGACCGGCCCCACGACGGGGTACGTCCACCCGACGACCTCGGACGAGTTCTTCTACATCAACCGGGTCGGCTACAGGCTCCAGACCCTCGGCTTCGTGAAGCAGACGCCGGAAAAGGCCGAAGTGAGCGGAAGGCCCATCTGGTTCGACCCGCAGTACGGGTACTCGGCGCTCCGCCGGACCGATGGCGGCCCGACGTCTCGTAATGCGGAACACAAGTTCCGGGACTGGATGTTCGAGACGGCCTTGCGCCTCTTGAACGAGAACGCCGAGGACGCCGCGAACGGGGCCGCGGTCGAGAACCTCTCCCGAGCGCTCCGAGCGGTCGCCGACCTCCGCGAGAAGCTGGCGAAGGCCGAGCAGTTCGCGGAGGAACTGAAGCGGGTCGTGACCGGCGCCTCGACCGCCTGCGGTCGAACGCCCGATGCCTTCGGCCGTGGCGCACCGTGCGTCCGCGAAAGCGGCCACGGCGGCCACTGCGAGAGCGACCCGGGAGCGAAAGCCCGCTGATGGCGGACTACATCGCGGAGGTCGGCCTCGAACCCATCCGGCTGTACAAGCCGCGTGGCCGGTTCTACGTGACGAGCGACGGGGACGGTCCGCACGTCGTCGACGCTCGGACGGGAGCCCTCGTCGGGTTCGAGACCTGGGCCCAGGCCCGCGAGTGGGCCACGTTCTTCCGGGCCTACGTCACGAAGTGGGGCGACGTCTCGCTCTACTCCGTCCCCTCGGACATCGAGGACGCGCCGGACCTCAAGCGCATTCAGCACCTCAACCAGCATATGGGAGACGAGCCAGCATGAGCACCAGCAACGAGAAGGTCGCGAAGTTCGACTGCTGCCAATGCGGCGAACCGAACCAAGGCCGCTTCCGGGACTACGTGACCTGTCCGATGTGCGGGCACGTCGAGGAGATGCATGAGGACCACCGCTTCAGGCACGAAGCCTCTGCGGTCGACGCTTTCGGGCGCCTCGCACAGTGAGCGAGGACAAAATGTGCCAGGTCGTCCGGTGCGCTCGCCCGGCCGACTGGGCCTGCCACCGGCCGCGGACCGGGACGCTCATCGGCTACTCGTGCCAGCAGCATCTCGGCGCGCTCGCCCAGCGCCACGCCGCCTTCCACTACGGTCTGGTCATCAAGGCGGTCGGAGAACTGCCGGACGGCCTCGTGCCCGGCGCTTGACATTTCCAGCGCGCTGGTTTAAGATAAGGATGGAGGTAACGAAATGAAACATCTTGATGAATTGCCCGCTTTCGCGCGATGGAACACGCTCGCGGACTCGTACTCGAAAGAGCGCATCGACGGTCCGCCCATTTCGCCCGCGAACCCGTACTACCTGAAGCAAATCCTCTCGTTGTTGAGCGACGCGCAGCACGTCCATCCATCGAGCGCGAACGACTACATCAACGCCGCGAAGGTCATGCTGTTGCGAGTGGCCGACGAGCAGCGCTGCTCGAAGTGTGAGGCAGGCATCCTGTGGGACGGCTCGTGCCGGTGCGCCGAGGACACGCCGGAAGTCGCGCAGGCCATCTACGACGAGGCCATCGCCGCTTTCATCGCCGACGACAACTTCACGAATCGCTCGAAGCTCCGGCTCGCCCTCATCAACCTGAGCCGCTTCCGTCCGGGGCTCACCGAAACCGAACTCGCGGCCATCCGTCCGCAGAAAGAAGGTTAGCATCCGATGGTTCAACTCACCGACAAGCAAAAATACGAGGAGACTCTACTCCTCGACGACGCCGTGAAGAAGCTCTACACCCTTCGCCAGCGCCTCGTGCTCGTCCAAGAGAATCAGGCGTCTGCGGAGGCGGCGCGCGACGCAATCAACGTCGCACTCAAAGCACTCGGATACAAGGAGAGTGGCTAACATGACCGTCCAAGAACTCCACGCGGCCGCCGGTCCCGGCGACCGCATCACCATCGTCGACCGCTTCGGTGCCGAGCGCACGGGCAGCGTCGTGATGCGCAACCAGTTCGGCTTCGTGCTGAACATGGGCGGCCGTCACGGGACGCCCGGGCTCGCATCGCCCGACAACGTCGTCAAAATCCGCAAGACCACCAAAAAACCTTCAGCTATCGCAAAGGCGGTTTTCTAACATGACACCCACGACCCCGAACCTCACGAAAGGTAACTACTGCTTCTACCTTCCGGCCACGTTGAAGTCGCCGAGCGGCGGCTATATCCCGGCCATCGTCGTCCGCAACGAGCCCGACTTCTACGTCACCGACTACGACTACGGCACGAACCGCGCGCTCGCGCAGGCGACGGTCGACATGATGAATGCCGACCTCGGGCTCTCGAAGAGCGACGTTCTGGAAATCGTGACGTCCTCGATGTTCCAGAAATCGCGGTTCAACTAATGGGCGAGGTCATTCCGTTCGTCCGTCGCGAGACGCTGCGCAAAGTCAAGGAAGGCGTCGCCCGCCGCAACGCGCGGACCGGCAAAAATGAGTCGGCCGCGGAGCACCTCAAGGAACTCGTCGAGCGCATGAATCGCTCGGAGGGCGAGTAACGATGTACGGGAGGCTGAAACGACCGGCGCCGGTTTTCAAGGTCGGCGAGCGCGTTCAACTTCATCCGGCAACCGATGCGTGGATGATGGGCGACCGCTATGGCGAGGTCATCAAGGTCGGGACGAGGCGCATCCACATCAAAATGGACCGAAGCGAAAAGGTCCGCAAGGTCTTTCCGCGCGACATCCTCGACCCGCTCGGAGGACTCTAGGCGACTTGCTCCGTGGCCGGGAAGGCGATGCCGGTCCGCACCGGCGCGACTTTCCGGTCGCCCTGAATCAAATAGTCCAAGACCCGCTCTCTCATGCGCGGGTCTAAATCTTTGAGTTCGAGCCCGCGCGAACGAAACGCGCGCGCCCACTCGCGGATTTCGTAGAGGTCCCAAGCCGAGGCGCGAATGCCGTCATCGTAGAGCACGTTCAGCGCCATACGCCCGATAGGGTCAAGGTTGATTGCATGCATTCGACCCGCACCAAAGCCCTCTCCGGGCTCAGCGAGGGATGAACGTGAACGCAACCATGAGTCCAGCGCCGAGCCCAAGGAAGAATGCGTTAGCCAGAACGTGGACTCCCGCTGAGTCAAATCCGTCTTCGTCAGCATGTTGGTCGTTGACCTCGGCGTGAAGAGCGCGAGTGAGATTGACACCACCCAGGACCAGAAAGAAGACTGCGGCGATGGCGTCGAGGACGTGGAAGATGCCGCTCACTTGCGCAACGTGAGCGCGTTCGTTCCGTTGCGCGCCGCTGCGGCCAGTTGTTGCTGCTGCTGGAAGCGCTTGGCGTTCTGCTCGTCCGTGAAGCGATGCTTGTAGGTCAAGCGCGAGACGCAGTCGATTTTGCCCGGCGGGAAACCGATGTAGCGCCCGTCGGTCGAGAGGAACGACACGTACTCGCCGCGCTGGAGCGCATCGAGCCCGGCGCATGCCTCTTCGTCGGTCACGGGGATGATAAGTGCAAGTTCGCCTGCGTTGATAGCGACATAGCGAAAGGCCGGGTCTTCCATGTTGCGCTCGTGCTCGGCTTGGGCTTCGGCCTGCTCGGCCAGAATCTGGGCGGCTTTGTCCTCAGTGTCCAATGAGGTCACCGTCCGTCATGGGGCGGAGCCACGACAGCGGAATCGAGCCGACATGGTCGCGCTCGACGACCGGCGTCGCCGAGGTGCCGTCGTAAATCGGCATCAGCGCCTCGACGAGCACCTTGACCGCATTCGAGGCGGTCGCGTTCTTCGGGGCCTGGATGTCGACGATGCGCGCGAGCCCCATGTTGCCGGAGCGCGCCTCGGTCTCGCCGGGGAGAATCGGGTAGACCTTCGCCATATCGCCGACGCGCCAGCCGCCCCACTTCTCGGCCGTCGCGGAGGACTCGAAGGTCCCGTCGAGCAGCGCATGCGGCACCGAGAACGTGATGTGGTAGACGTTGTTCTCGTCGCGCTCGTAGAAGGCTTTGGCGTCGAGGCGCTTGCCGTCGACGAACAGGCCGAGATTGCGGCCTTCGAGCGCATCGGGCGTATCAGCAGCCGTGCGCAACGTGGGGATTCCCTTAGCTGACAAAATCGGCTCGTTTCTTGACAACACTAGCGCGCTGCCATTATCATCATTTGACTTAACGGACCGGCGGCCCGCTTCCTCGGAATGATAGCGAGTCGCAACGCACAGAGTCAAGGGGGCTCCCGAAAATGATGACTTCGACAGACGACGACATGATGCGCTGGATAAAGCGCTTTCCCGGCTATTGCACGTTTTGCAAGGGCGAAGGCGGCCACGAGTTTTACGAAAACCACGGTCTGCCGGGCCAAGGCGAGCGCCTCTTCGAGCCATGCGACGCGCTGCCCGAGTGCTACTGTCACCGCTGCGGCAAAGGCGACGCCGTCGACGTTGACCCGGCGGACGGGCAACCGGCGCCGTGTTCGTACTGCGGCTGGGCGAACGGGACCGGCGCCGACGACGTCATGCCGTCCCCGAGGTTCGTTCCCATCGACTTTTGACTTCCGCCCAAGCAGCGCGCTATACTTGGGAAGATGAAACTCGGAGACGCCCTCACAAACCTGGCGTATATCGCCGCTGCACTGGCTCCAAGCAAGCCGTTGCCACCGCCGGAAGAGCCGCCGAAGCTCGGGGATATCATCTCGGGCTACACGGTCACGTCCACGGTCGCGGACCCGGATAGCGACTTGCTCTACCCGGACAGAGACGCCTACTGCCGTCGCTGCGGCCGGACGCTGAAGGTGGGGAAGTGGTCCGCGCTCGGCATCGGGCCCATCTGCGCCAAGAAGGAGGCAGGCGACCGGCAGACCCGCTTCCTCGATGCGCGCGGACGTGAACTCGAATGAAGCCCATCGTGCTCGACTTCCGGTACGAGAACCGCAACCCGCACGACACGTACGCCCATAATTTCATCAGCCGCGGCGCCCCGGTCCCGGCGATGATATACGTGGTCGTGGTGGCCGCAGACTTCAGCGTGAGCGACGATGGCGTGACCCAGGCGACCATCCTGCCCCAAATCTTCGCAACCGAGGCCGAGGCGCGAGCCGTCGCCAAAGCGCTGCCGAGCGCGACCGGCGTCCTCGGCCTGGAGAGTCGCGTCCACTCCTTCAAGCTCGCCTTTGACTCTATCGAGGAGGCGCCGGTCTTCTAGCCCAAGACCCTCGGCGTGACCAACGCCGAGTTCATCGCGTACTGTCAGGCGCGCGACGAGTGCCCCCGCAAGACCATCCTGGAGACCCCAGAAGGCCCCGTTGCCGAACTCAGCTTCCGCGACGGCACGGCCTTCTTTTTCTTTTGCGACGACCACATCGTCGAGGTGACCGGCCGCCAAGAAGTGACGGGGGTCCTCGTCCGGCACCGCCTCCAGGAGCCGATGAACTAGCCCTGCCTGTTGACATTTCCAGCGCGCTAGTTTACACTAGGGCTGGAGGTTGATTTTGATGGCAGTGAACAAGGACGGTCGGAAAATCGTGGAGTGCCGGGGATGCGGCCAGGGCCAGCTTGTCTGGGTCCAGGCGCAGAGCGGCAAGTGGTATCTGACCAGCTTCCTCGCCAAATACGGTCAGCGGAAGCCGCACCGTTGCCCGCGGCCGAGACAGGTCGCCGAAGAGCCGGGCCTGCCCGCCTACGACAATGCCGGTCCGAGCAGCCTGGAGTGGGAGTAGGCGCTGATTTTATGATGACGTACGAATACGACGAGACGACCCCGGCCGAAGCCGCCGCCTACGAGAGCGACCAGGCCGAAGAACTCGCGGCGATGGAAGCCGCCAGGGACACCTTCACGTTCCCAGCCTACCGGCTCGCGGTCTTTGAAGAGACGTTCCTCGCGAAGATGAACAAGGTGGCCGCGAAGCTCGGGGTCGAGCCGGTCACGGTCGAGGTGCTGGAGCGCTTCGAGAAGCCGCGCGACATGGTGACCATCCTCGACGAAGCAGGCGTCCCGCACAAGGCCGTGACCGAGTTCACGGAGTGGGTCGAGTGGGTCACGGTCAAGGTGACTGGCGTCTCCCCGAAGCTCGCGGGCTGGCAGTTCGCCGCCACGCTCGACCAGCGCGCGGAAGGCGTCAACCTGTTGCGCGTGTCTCCGGCCTTCGGCCAGGAGCTTCCCGAGCGCTTTCGGACGACCGACCAGCACTGCGACCACTGCCAGAAAATCCGCAACCGGGCCGAAGTGTTCGTGCTCTTCAACGAAGAGAAGAACGAGTTCGTCCAGGTCGGACGGCAGTGCGTCAAAGAGTTCCTCGGCGGCACGGACCCGGCGCAAATCGCGCAGTGGCTCGAATACCTCGGCGACATGGAAGCCGCCTTCGAGTCGAGCGATGAAGAGTTCGAGGGCCGCTTCGGCGGTTCTCCCGAGCCCCGCTACGAAGCGCTCGACGTGCTGACGTGGGCGGCGGTCGCGACGCGGGTGTACGGGTTCTGCAGCAAAGGCGCTGCCTACAACAACCCGAGCGTCCGCTCGACGGCCGACCGGGTCGAGGTGCGGCTCTCCGGCAAGGACGAGTACCTGAAGAAGCGCTGGGGCGGCCCAGACGGCACGAAGTCCGGCTTGCTGGAGCACGAAGTGACCGAGGCCGACAAGGCGCTCGCGAGCGGCGTGTTCGAGTACGTGGCCGGTCTCAAAGGCCAGAGCGACTACGAGTACAACCTCAAGACGCTCTTCAAGACGCTCGACAAAGTGAAGCCGAAGGACTTCGGCATGGTCTGCTCCGCCGTGGGGAGCTACCAGAAGTTCCTCGGTCTCCAGGCGCAGTGGGAAATCGAGCGGGCCCAGCGTGAGGCGCAAATGGCCGGAAAGACGGCCGCGGCGTTCGTCGGCGAAGTGGGCGGCCGGTACGCGGCGCTCCTGAAGCTGGTCGCAACGAAAGAGTTCGCGAGCGACGGCTACGGGTACGGCGACACCGGGAAGCGGACGCTCGTGACCTTCCTCGACGAGAGCGGGAACGTGCTGAAGTGGTTCACAGGCGACCTCGCCGGAACGAAGTTCAACGTCGAGCCGGGCACGACGCTCGACCTGGCCTTCACGGTCAAGAAACACGACGAGTACAAGGGCGAGAAGCAAACGATGCTCTCGCGGGTCGGAGCGCCGCCGAAGAAGCGCCCTCCGGCCCCGCAGGTCTCGCTCCCGCGCGGCCACGCCGCTCCGCTCGAACCCTCGACGCACGAGCCCGAAGAGTACGACCGCGCCGGAGACGACCCGGTCGGGGTTCAGGTGAACGCCCACGGCGACCCCATCAACCTATGAAAGGACCCTAGATGACACTCGAAGACAGCCTGAACGAACTCGGCGCGGCGTTCCAAATCGCCCCGCTCGCGCACCGCGGCCAGACGCGCGCCGACGGCGTGACCCCCTACATCTTCCATCCGATGCGCGTCGAGCAACTCGTGGCCTTTTGGGGAGCCAAAGACTTGGACTTGCTTCCGTGGGAGCCGCGCACCGAGGAGCTTCTCCGTATGCGGGCCGCGGCGCTCATGCACGACGTCGTCGAGGACACGACGTATTCACTCGAAACGCTCGATGGGTTTGGCTTCAGTCACGAGCTTCTCGACCTCGTCGACCTGCTGACGAAACCCGACAACGGACCGGCCGGGCCGGACTACTACAAGCGCATCGCAACGAGCCGGGAAGCGCTCGTCGTCAAGTGCGCCGACCGCTGCACGAACCTCGAAGACGCCATCAAAAGCGTCAAAGCGGGAGACGGCATCGAGCGCTGGCGGGCGTACGCCGAGAAGACGGAGCGTGATGTGCTCCCCCTCTACGAAGAAATCGAGTGGAGCGACCTCCACTGGGAACTCGTCGAACGGCTGACGTTCCTAAACTACGCCCTAGATGCGGTCAGCCGGGTCCGCCTTTAAGGCGCTGACGTCGGCGCGCTTCAGTAGCTCCGTCCAGAGGTAGTCGTTGCGCTCACGCAGGCGCTCGATGTCCTCTTCCCGGAGCTTCACCTTGTCGCGCAGTGCCTCGTTCTCCGCGATACGGCCTTCCGCCAGCGACTGCCAAACGGCGGTCGCTTCGTGCATGTCCGCCACCCGCTTGTCACGGTAGCGAGCAATCGTCGCAAGGACGGCCGCAACGGCGCCTCCGACCGACATGAGCGGCACGAGGAAGGCGTTGATGTACGGTGACAACTCGGGCACGGGCCTGTCCTCGCATTATTAGGAAGCGCTGCTAAGTACCACGTTCAGGCCCGGGGCAAGAAACTCTCTTTCTCCCTTGTCAACATCGCCTCGATGCGCTGGTTCGTGTACCAAACCGAGATGAGGACACTGACGAGCGTGGCAATCATGCCGACGATGACATCCCCCGAACTGCAAATCGACGAGAAGGTGGCCATAAGTCAAACACTCCCCAAGAAACCAGAGTCTCGGAGTTCTCAATTCTGACTAACGAGTAGCAGTTCCCTACCCCGAGCGCCGCCCGATGTGCCAGCCGTGCTCCTTGCACGGGTACGGCGCCGCCCAGGACTCGTTCATGTCAAGGACGACCTGCCAGGCTTCATCATAGGTCGCGAAGGCGACCTTCGGGTTGCCGGTCTTCTTGTTGACGCACTGCGCGGTCGTCGTGATTTGGTGCCAGCACTGGTGCTTCTCGCACTTCCAGACGCGCGCAGCCACGCCCGCCGCCGCTTCCGCGTCGTCGCGCGCCGCATACGAAATGAGGTGGTCGCAGTCGGGCTCTACCTGGAGCTTCCGAAAGCGGGCCCAGTCACGAAACCTTTTTGCCGGGACCATTGACGCATTCCATTGCATGACGCCCGGTATGCTTGTAGTCCAAGCAGAAGCTGCAAATGCGGAAATAGTCCGCCAGCATCATTGCGAAGTTCGCAACATCAGCGCACTCGCATGCGACGGCCTCGGCTTGCGCGGCGTCGGGAAACGCCTCCCAGGACTCGTTCATCTTCGCAATGGCCTCCTGAAGCTCGACGAACTCTTCGCGCAGACGGGCGATGAGGTACGGAGCCGTTATCTTCAGGTCGAGCCAGTGCCCCTTGTGGAGATTCTTCAGCATCTTGAAGCGCATGACTTCCGTGATGTAAGCGAGCGCTTCGTCGACGTCGTCGGCCGTAACCGGCGTGTCGGCTATCCGTGATGTACTCATGGGTCCTCCGTAAGTCAAAGTATACCACGGCCATCAAGGAAGGTCTAGGAGTGAACGAAGTCGGAGTTACTCACAGGACGCTTGCTAGTTGAGGTCTTCGTTTTTGGGCAACTCCCAAACACGTCGCGCGACACCTGAAGAGGTCATGTCCCTCTTTGAGAAGTGCGGCGATTCTGCGCTCATCGCCAAGAAGTTGGGGCTGAGCCGCAGTCGAGTCAACCGCATCATCGCGGACTACCGGGCCAAGCATGGCCTGCCGAAAGAGACGATGTACGCGAGCGGCGTCAGTGACGCGGCTCTCCTGCGCGCCCACGATGAAACCGGCCAAGACGTCGCGCTCACCGCGAAAGCCGTCGGCCTCTCGTATTCGCAAGTTCACCGGCGCCTCACGCGCATCCGGCTGGCAGGCGGCTCCTCGGCTCGCCCGCACATCTTCGAGGCCGACCCGGCAAGCGACAAGCCGAACCGCGTCGACGGCGTCCGCGAGCGCGCGGGTGTTCCGCTCGATGCCATCCGGCGCGTCACCGGCGGAACGCTGCGCGAGTGGGGCGTGGCCATCAAGAACAAGGACGGCGAGTTCGAGGAGCACGGGCTCTACGGCACGACCCTCAAGTTCACGGTCGACACGCCCGAGTTTCCGCTCATCCAGCCCGCGACGCCGACCAAAATCGTCTACAACAAAGTCCCGCGCATCCTGCGCAAAGTGCATCAGGGCCTCATCATCAGCGACGCGCAAATCGGCTACCTGCGCGGCATCCAGTCCGGCCTGCTCGATACGATTCACGACCCGCGCGCGATGGAAGTGGCCCGGCAAATCACCGGCACCATCGCCCCCGAGTTCCTCGGCTTTATCGGCGACTGGGTCGACTTCTCGTGGATTTCACGCTGGACGAAGCAGCCCGAGTTCTTCGGCATCGCGCAGCCCTCGATTCAGGCCGGGTACGAGTGGAAGGCGCGCTTCATCGCCGCGGCACCGCAGAGCGCCCGAAAGATGGAGATAGGCTCGAACCATCAGGTCCGGCCCGACAAGTTCGTCCTCGAATACAATCGCGAGTCGCTCGGTCTCACGCGCGCGCGACGCCCCGGCGACCAGGGACCAGAGTGGCATGTCTTCTCCGAACAGTTCCTCTGCCGGTACGACGAACTCGGCGTCGAGTTTAGCGGCCAGTATCCCGGCGGCGAGTTCTTCGTGACGCCGGACCTGGCGCTCATGCATGCGCCTCCGAAGAAGTCCGAGTTCAACGCGAGCGTGATTCACGGGCACACCCATAAGCTCGGCAACGCGACGACCCACGTCACGCACGATAACGCCGGACGCCACGAGTACGCGACCTGGGACACGGGATGCCTGTGCCGGACGGACGCGACGACCGACAAGCGCCGCCTCATGGTCACGGCCGTGCCGTCCGACCGCGGGCGCACCGACTGGCTCCAGGGCATCATCCATTTCGAGTGGATGGAGTACGGCGGCGGGACCAAGCACCAGATTCACCCGATTCACATTTTCGACGGCCACGCGCTCTATCAGGGCGACAGCTATGACGTGGCCAAAGACTTCGACGAGGGCATCCTCGCGAACGGCTACGGGTACGAAACGAAGCCTAGTCGAGTCCCGGTTGCGAGCCCTGCTTCACGCCCGTAAACCAGGCGCAGATGTGCGAGACGACCGTCGGCGTCTTGATGGAGAACACGAGCCCGCACTTGTGATGCTCGTAGTCTGAGACGAACTGGTTGTAGTCGACCGGCTCGTACGTGCCGTCGTACTGGTTCTTGTACGACGAGTAGTAGTTCTGCTGCACGGCGGTCGAGCACGGGAAGAACGCGAAGCAGAGCGCGACGACGGCGCCCGCAAGCGCTGCGCTAGAAGTTGACGCTCGCCGTGAGCGTGACATCCTGGCCATCCGTATGCGTGATGCCGACCGAATAGGTGCCGTTATCGAAGGTGACGTTCACGCTCTGCACGAGCGCTGAGACGCTCACGACAAGCTGGCCGTCGAGGTCCTTCGCGGTCGCGCTCGGGTCGCTCGCAACCTTGGCAAGAATGCCCGCGGCGATGGCGTTGATGTCGGCATTCGAGGGGTTGACGGTGAGGCTCATCGGTGTGAAGTCCAGTCCCATCGCAGCGCCGGGCTCGAACATGAGGCCCGGCTTGTCGCCGCAGAGGTCGCGGTAGAAACAGGCCGCGGCGTACTCGGCACGAGCGCCCCGCGACTTCTCCCAACCCTTCAGGAAGTAGACGAAGTCCACCCTTCCCACCGCGCGCAAATCCCACTTCATCATGCGGCGTATGAAGTTCTGGCGCGCGACCGGGTTCTTCTTAAAGAGTGTCGCGAGCGGAGATTCATCGTCGGCCGGGTCAAGACCAGCCTCCCGGTCGTGGTCGGCTGGCGAAAGCACCTTGAACCCTAATTTGGAGAGCCTGTCTCGGGCTGCGTCAAACGCAGGGAAATTGAGTAGCTCGTAACCGGACATCGGCCCGGCTAGGTACAGAAGCGGCTGCTTCGATGGCTCGCGATGCTCGTCCAAGTAGTCAAGCATTTGCGCCAAGACCTCGGGGTCTTCGCGCAACATTCCCAACGAGCGATTGCAGCGCATGCACAGAAGGCCGCGAATCTTCCCGTTTTCGTGGTCATGGTCGACCGCTAGAGGCAGTCTTTTGTACTGATTTCGAGCAGTTTCGCCGTGCCAGCAAATCGCGCAGACACCGCCCTGCTGTTCGAGTAAGGCATCGTATTCTGCTGGCGTCATGCCATGAGACGCCCTAAGATTCATGCGCCGAAGCTCGCCCGGCGCTCGCTGACGTCGCTCTCGATGATAAGTCGCGTTCGCGTCCTTGCATGGCCGACAGCGACAGCCGAGACGATACGTTGCCATAAGACCGTGGGCGGCATCGTGCGCTGCTAGGCGCTTACTGAGCCGGTCCCAGAAGGTCTTCTCGGAGTTCATCCCCATCAGTACGAGGGCCCCGTGAAGCGCTTTTCAACGCCGCATCCGCGGTCGCACGTAAAGATGCGGCAGAGGACCGTGTAGCCGGTCCAGCCGTCCTCGACCGTGTAGTCGGCGCGACGCCACTTCCCACGATGCAGCCCGAGGCGGCAGAGGATACTCATTCCCAGTCGACCGGCCCCGTCGTCGAGAACGCGAGCCAGCCGGACGAGACGAGCGTCTTCACGCCGTCCGAGTCGATGTGGCCGACCGTGCCGTCTTCGAGCCGAATCGTCTTCACGACGTTGGGCACCTCGATGACGTTGCCGGTGCCGAAATCGTAGGAAAAGGTCGGGAGCTTCTCAGCCACGGTTCCTCTTTCGTGACGCCTTCTCGATGGCGCGCTTCTTGCGTTTGGTATTCTCGCGTAATTTCGTCGGCATTTGCTGGCCAAACGCGCGCGGGCCGGTCGCCTTGCGGGGAGCAAAGAGCGACGCCAGGAGCGGCGGAAGCGGAGCGGGCGGCTCTAACTGGGGATTGAGGCCGCCGCCAAAGCTCGACGGGTCGACGAGTTGGGTGGTCTCTTCCATTACGTCCATTCTCCGTCGTGCTCCCTAGAAAAGTCAAGGGGCCAACGGGACGAACCCGCTAACCCCTTGGCCGCTTGCAGCCGCTACTGCTTGACTCGCTATTCCTACAGGATGGGCGTTCCACCCTGCGGCTTGAGCAACGCCGCGAACTGGTCGACGCGCGCGGCGAGGTTCTTGCCGTACAGCAGCGCGTCCCCGCGAGCGATAGCGTCGAGCGTTCCCTCGCGGCCCTCGTTGTAGGCATTGAAGGCGACGACACGGGGCGCATAGTCCCTGAGTTGCTCTTTCGAGAGGGTGAGTGACCAGGCGAGAAGCCCTTCGGCGGTCGCCACGAGGTCTTTGATGGCCCACTCCGGGTCGAGGGCCTTCGCTATCATCTCGTCCTGCGTGAGACCGGCCATGCCCGGGTGTCCGCTCATGTAGAGCCCGTCGATTTGCACGAGCCCGTAGTCGGTCCGCTCGAACACGTTCGGCTTCTTCTCGGCCTCCTGGTTGTTCGGGTTGATGGCTTGCGCGTCGAAGAGCGACTCGCCGCATATCCAGGCCGCAAGCATCGGCCGGTTCACGAAGAGCGTTCCGTACTCGCTGATGAGCGCGTCGATATGCGCAGCCTGGGCGGACGTCACGAGATGGATGACGGCGCCGGACGCCTTCACCCACGAGTCGACTGCAAAGGCAGCGATGACCGCGGGATTGTTCTTGATGGCGATAAGCTCGGGCAGCGTGAGCGGACCGCCGCCGTTACGTATCAAGCCCCAGTGCCAGTCGCACTGTTCGAGTTGCTGGATGGTGAGGTGCGTGGCGCTCATCGCTTACGCCGCGTGGCCTTCTTGACGGGGCGCTTTTTCTCGCCGGTCAGCCGCTCCGGTAACGGCTCGTAGGCGCGGAAGTCGTAGGCCTCGTCCTCGACCGCGACGGCGAACGCGAGCCGCGTGAGCGCGTTCCAGAGATGGCGCTCGCTGCGGTCGCCCATCATGTACTTGTAGATGTGGATGAGCGCATGCCGAAGCTGCTCGTTGAGCGGAATACGGCGCCAGTTATTGCGGCTGTACTTTTGGGCCCCGGCGCCGACGACGGCGGAGATGGCCAGGAGCGCTTCGGCCGGAACGAGGTCGGGCGCGAGGGTGCCGGTGCTGCTCTGCGCGCCGCCGTGCGCACCGACGACGGTCGGGGCGACGCCGTCCGCAGTCTCGTCGATGAGGCGGCGGACGGCGGCCGGGACGGGGAACTCGCCCACTAGGCGCTGGTCACGGTGGTCGGGCTCAGGTTAAACGAGGCCGTGAACGGCTTCCCGTAGACGCTGAGCGGGAACGCCACGCTGGCAGCGCCACCGGACGCGGCCGAGGCGAGAGCGGTCTCGATTTGAGGCACGATGACCTCGATGTCCTGGACGACGACGTTCTTCCCGGCGATGGCCTGAAGAAGCGTAAGGGCAAGGGCGATGAGTTCCTGGGTCGACACGATAGCGAGGTCCTCTCGGGAAGAAGTGGTCCTCCAAGTCTACCTTACCGGAGGCCTGACTTGCAAGCAGCGCGCTGGATATGGTAGCATAGGGGCATGAGCTTTCTTGCCTACTTCGCGGGGGCGCTCGTTCTCGCGTTCCTCGCCATGTCCGCAGCAGAGCAGGGCTACCGCCGTCGCGGCGCCCTCATCGGCTTCGTCGCCCTCCTCCTCGTCGGGCTCTCCGTCACGACCGCGCTTCCCCAGACCATCCCGCCCCCGACCGCCGAGGACCGCGCCGCGTTCAAGGCCCACGCCACCCACCCGAACTGCAAGTACGCCCAGATGAACCAGGACGCCGCGGCTTCCCGCGGGACGCTCGATGACTGGCGCTGGGCCGCGGTCGGCTGGAAGGTCTGCCGCCTCGAACTCGCCGCGAGCGGGGCGCCTCCCGAAGCGCTCCACGTCGCCGATTACCAACTCGTCCAGGCCTGCGAACAACTCTTCGCCCGGAAGCCGGACGCCGTCTTGAGGGCTTGCGAATGAACACTCCAGGGAGAGAAGCCGCCGAATGGGAGCGCTTCCGGCAGAATGCCGAGCCGAGCGAACTCGCTCGCTTCATCGACGAGCGACGGCCGCGCTGGCGCCGGTTGCTCGCAAGGGTTTGGGCGTGGCTGATGGCGGAGATACGGCTCTGATGGAAGATGACGCACGACTCGACAACGCCAACATCGTTCTCCGCCTCCACGCCTTCCGGCTGGTCGTCGAGGCCGCGAAAGCGCACCCGGCCGCCGTCAGCGACAAATCGGTCGTCAGCCTCTTGACGTGGGTAGGAAAAAAGCTCGACGACGTCTTAACCGGCTGATGCGGGGTGGAGAAGTGGCATCTCGGCGCGCTCATAACGCGCAGAACGCGGGTTCAAATCCCGCCTCCGCATCCAGATTTTATGACCACGATGACGCTCTACGGTGGCCCGCTCGACGGCGCCGAACGCCGGGTGTGTCCCTACGGCATCACGTACTGCGAAGCAACCTCTATGGAGTCGAATGAAACTCGCCGATTATAGGTGCCCGCACTGCGGCCAAGACTATCCCGATTTAGAAGTGCGGCCCGACCATTGCTGTCGATTTCGCGACTGCTGGGGCTCGTCGCTCGTCCGCATCTTCACGAGCGCGCCGGTCGGCCATTTCCACGGCCCGAACTTCTCACGCTCGTCCACCGGCGCGTCGACCGTGCTGCGGCACCAGCAAGAGAAGGCGCTCCACCCGATGGAAGAGCCGAAGGTGAAAACCTAGTCCTCGTCCGTCGTCGCGTCCGGCGCCTCGTCCATCACGCGCGCGAGCATCGTCGTGATTTCGGGGTCCTCTGAGGGCTGCGCGTAGCCACCCTCGATGCGACCCCAACGGTCGATTTTTTTATACGGGTCGACCATGACCGGCAAATCGAGGACGCGCTGAAGCACGTAGTCGGCGTAGTCGTCCGGCAGGCTCGGGTCGTGCATATGCTCGTAGGCGTCGAGGTAGTCGCCGACCGTTTGGGTGCCGCGGACGTACTTCTCGTACGGCTCGTAGATGGTCTCGCGGCCGTCGAGCGGATACGTCGCGTTCGAGTTCATCGCCGCCCCGTTCGTCCAGTTCCGCTTCCACTCGTTGCGATTGTTGACGTAGTACGGTTGCTCTTTCGACTCGTCGCTCATTAGCTCGATTCTTTCGCGGATTCGGCCTTTTGCTGCCGGTAGCGCTCCAAGATTTCCTTGATTTTCGCATGCGACGATTCATTGCGCACGAGGGCGTACTCCTTCTCATGCTGCGAGAGCGGCATCGGCTTCAACTTGGCGAGAAGCTCGTCTTTCGCAACCGACTTGCCGAAGAGTTGCCCGAGCTTTTCGACCGTTTCGCGCCGCGGCGCTTCCTTCGGAACCGTATCGTACAGGAAGCGGTAGCGCATATTACCGTCCAGGTAGCCGCGCGCATTCGGCTTCCCGCCAAGGCCGACGACGAACTCCGAAAGGGCCATGGCCCAGTCCTCTTGGTAATCGAAGTAGTCTTGATTCCCCGAACGGAAGCCGTGGCCGGTGAGGAAGTCCGAGATGTTGTAGCGCTCGGCCATGCCCGGCTTTCCGAAGACCTTTTCGATTTGCTGGCCCATCCACTTATTGAACTCACTCATCTCTTTCGCGAGGCTGAGTTTCGAGAGCGCGTGGCACATCTCGTGATTCACGGTCGTACAGAAGTCGTCGAGCGCGCCGATTTGGCCCGAAACGCACATCACGCCGTAGTCCGGGAAAGCACATCCGAGCGCGTTACCGTCGGGCTGCTGCCGACCGTACTGCACCGTCACCACGTGTCTTGACCGCGTGATTGACCCGAGTCCAAGGTCGAGGGCTATCGCTATTTCCCACATCCGCTCGGGCGTCATCTTGTCGGGCGCAAAGCGTTGCTTCAACAGCATGCCAGCTTGCGGCGGCAGGAGTTGGTCTTTGACGAGGTCTTCCGAGACGGCCAGCGAGTGCTTATACATCAGCCACTCGCGCTCGACGTCGCCAGGCTGGAGGTCTTGAATCTCGCCGGTTTGATACGCCTTCGCGGCGGACGAGCGAAGGGCTTCGAGCGTCTTCGGCTTGGACTCGGCGATGTGCTTAGCGAGGTCGCGCGTCCGCATCAGATACTGGATGGCCGCGAGGTTTCGCGCGTTCGTTCCGGCGATGCACGGATTCATGCGGTTGTGGTCGTAGTAGACCGCGGCATATTGGTCGCGAATCTTCCCGCGCTGATGAGGATTCAGGTTCGAGAAGTGCTTCACGGACGCGCCCTTCCCGTACACCGCGTTCTCGATGCCCGTGATAACTTGGCCGGTCTGCGCGCGCGCCGCGCGAATTAGTTCCTTGTTCGCTTGCAGCGACTTCATCACGTCGGCGATGTGCCCAGCCGCCTCGACGTTCTTTTCCTTGTCGTCGCCCATCGTCTGCGTGACGAGGTCCGGCAGCGATTCCGTCCCGAGGTCGACGAGCATCGAATCCCAGCGCTTCGTCGTGCCGTACTGCTCTTGCTTATGGCTCGGAACGTAGCCGCCCCACTCGTGATTCGCCGTCACGAACTTGACGTCTTCGCCGGTCGCCGGATGCGGGCCGCTATTGAACGAGCTATAAACCTGCCCGACAAAGGGGGACTTAGCCTTCGGCTTCTTCGGTTTTGCGCTGCCCGAGGTCGCGCTGAATTGACCGTTCGCGTCGTGCTTCGCGCCGTTCTCGTCGACTATCTTGACCAAGTCGCCGAGGCGCAGCATCTTCTTTGCCTGCGGTCTACGAATCATAATGTTCCCTTCGAACGTCTTGAAACCGAACTTCCCGTAGAACGCTGCCAACTGCTCTTCGCTCATCGGCTTATCGTCGATGGGCTCCGGCGTCAGGTAGAGCACTTTCCCGTTCGAGTCGGCCCAGTCGGTCGCTGCGCGCATCGCTTTCGAAGCGTGGCCTTTGCCTCGCTCGTCGGCTGGGACTTGCAGCGCCTGGATGTTGATTCCGGCAGGCGAATCGTCGGAGACGTCGCCCTCGGCGTACTGCGTCGTGCGGATGGTCGCGGGGCCGACGCTTTTCGGAAACTCGCTTTCGAACGCATCACCAGGCTTCGTTGGCTTCTTGGTCTTCTTCGGCTTGGCGATGCCCGAGGTCGCGCTGAATTGACCGTTCACGTCGTGCTTCGCGCCGTTCTCGTCGACTATCTTGATGAGCCTACCGAGGGTCATGCGCTCTGCGAATAGCTCGAAGTCCCAAACCTGACCCTGACTCTTCTCGGTGGCCGGTTCGAGCGAGATGACGTTGCGCGTCCCATCGGGCTCCCACTTGATGGAGCGGATTTTCCAGGGGCGCTTCCCGCGCATCTGAATCTCGTGCTCGCTCTGCGGCTTGTAGCCCTTCTCGTGGCCCTTCTCGGAGACTGGCAAGGTGAAGGCTTGCGGGAGGGTCCGGTACGACTGAAAGACGTCCTCGCCGCGCACGTCAAGGAACTCCAGTATCGCGCCGCCGCCGGTCATATAATCGCCCGCCTGGTCCTTGTAGTCACCGCTAAAACCGAGCGCCTGGCCCCAGTCATCGCTCGTCGACATGGTGCCGGGCAGCGTTGTCGTGTCGCCCTCTTTGTGGCTTTCGAGGAACGCCTTGGCCGCTTGCGGGCTAATGCCGCGATAGAGGACGCCGCCGTTCGGGTGCGCCTCGTCCCATTCAGCCGCAGCTTTCTCGTGCTCGGTCTTGGCTATCTCGACGAGCGCATTCCAGTCCTCGACGCCCCCGGGAGCCGCGACCTCTTTGCCGTCGACTGCGTCGGCGAGCGCGCGCATCGTTTTGACCGCGGCGTGATAGCGGTTCTCGTCACCACCGCGGCGCTGCTCGTTCACGAGTTCGTCGCGAATGAACGTGCCGAGCGGTTTTGCATCCTCGTGGCCGGTCCACGGAATCTCGTACCACGTCTCTCCGTCTTTGCCGGTGAATGGCTCCGAAGCAGAGCGCGAGATGCGTGGCCCATTGTAGGGCGGGCGCCAATCTGAATCCGCGACGTCTACCCGGTGATAGCCGCCGTGGTTGTCGAAGGTGTGCGCATCTTGATGCGACTGGGCGCCATACTGATTGTACGCCCAATGCTTGCACCCGCTGCGGTTACAGCGGAACGTCTGGACTTTCGGCGGATTCATCAGCGTATGCTGCGAGAAGTCGAAGCGGCCTTTCTCGTCGCGCGGATGGTCGCTCTCGACGAAGTCGCTGAGCTTCACGATGGACGGGAACAAGTCACCGAGCTTCTTGGTTTTCTTCGGCTTGGCGATGGTCGGCCGGAGGATGGAGGTCTCGTGTAGCATGCCGTGGTCGCGCTCTTCGTGCTCTTTCACGGTGAACGAGACGTCGGCGTCTGGCTCCGCTTCGAGCTTCTCGTGAAAGGCATGCGCAGCCGAGGGGTTCGTCC